CAACTCCAACTCCAACAGCAACTGAGGTTCCTCCAACTCCAACTCCAACAGCAACTGAGGTTCCTCCAACTCCAACTCCAACAGCAACTGAGGTTCCTCCAACTCCAACTCCAACAGAGACCGAGGTTCCTCCAACTCCAACTCCAACTCCAACAGAGACCGAGGTTCCTCCAACTCCAACTCCAACAGAGACCGAGGTTCCTCCAACTCCAACTCCAACTCCAACGGAGACTGAAGTCATCTGATAACGTAATAGAACCACTCTTCGAGTATTTTAAACCCCTTGGATAACACCAAGGGGTTTTTTTTGTTTTTGCAAGAGAGTAGTTAAGGTATTTTATTTAAAAATGATAAGTATAAAAAATGAAAGGCGTTTTTTGTCAAGGAGATTATTTGGGCAAGTTTAATTTAATCACTAATGATTCCATTACTTTTGTTCCGCTTAGTTCAATAGACGAAAAGTTAATAAGTGTAAAGACTCTTTCTGGAAATGACACTACCTTAACTGAATACATTTCCGGACAACAGAATGATTTTTCAATTTTAGATTCTCTTTCTGGTTATATTATTTTTGCCAAACAACCAATTTCTTTTCAAAATTTTCAATCAGAAACTATACTGGATAAAATAGATTTTATTGGTTCATCTCCAAGTAAATATACAATATTTCGTTATCCGTTTGTAACTTCTCTTTCAATAAGCTCGTATAATTCTTTTATAGATGAAGTTAAAACAACTTCTAAGGACAAATCAATTCTTAGAACATATGTTCCTTCAAATCAAATAAATCCATTTGAGCAATTTGAATTTAACAATTATTATTTGATTAAAGTTAACAACAATTTTACGATAAACAACCCAGATCCTTCAATCACAGCTGACATGCAAGTAGGGTCAATAAGTGCTGGGGAAATTGTTCCAGGAGGAACTACTTTACAAGGATTCGTGGAACAATTGCTTAAGACCACCTTTTATCCAACAATAATTGACCCCACTCTAACTCTCCAAACAAGCTTATCTTCTATCGTAGAAGTTGGAATGTACGGCGTAACTCTTTCTGCAATATATAATCCAGGTTCTATTGTAGGCACTTTGATCGGAGGAATTTGGAGTAATAACGCCTTACAAAACACAAGAGCAGGAGAAGCTTCTAAATATATTCTTAGTGGTTTAGATAACGGAGGGGATTTTATTTTAGAATTTCCTGTATTTCAAGTAGAAGAAGGAACAAATACGTTTGCAGCTACGGTTGAATATCTTTCTGGAGACCAACCACTAAACAACAAAAACCAACCATATTTACTTTCTTTACCAGCTGGAAATTTATCTGCTACAACAAGCATTTTAGGTAAAAGAAGAGCGTTTTACGGAACAGATTTAAGCTCTGCTGACAGCGACGGAATACGGTTGTTACAAAACAATATATTAAATCCAGTAAAAGGATCGGTGTTAAGAATTAATATACCACTTAATTCTATAGATGTTTGCTTTGCTTATCCAGCTTCCTTGGGTTCTGTGTCTACAGTAGAATACATTGAAGGTCTTGGGGCAGATGTTAAAGAGAACTTTACGTTAACAACAATTGCGGTTTCAGGATTAAATGATTATACTCCTGTCAATTACAACGTTTATACATACGCTCCTGTCGAACCGTTCAGCGAAGCTGTTAATTATATAGTAACAATATAAACATATGGGCGATTTTATTTTTCCTCTCCAGTTTAAAAGGCAGTTCAGTGGACCACTGGATCTAGATTTAGTTTTTTCTACAACTCTTCAGAGAAACAATTTTCTTACTCAAGAAAGAAGATACGCAGGTCAGATAGTTACTGACTTACAAGACGGAAAAATATACCAACTAAATGCTGCCAGAGACAAGTGGATAGACATAAGCTTGCAAGGTGTTTCTAAATTTTTATCTTTAACTGGAGGAAAAATATACGGAGACGTGACTATTCACGGAGATTTGTCTTCTTCTGGAACTCAATACTTCGCCAACACGATTTTTAACACGACTAGTGCTTTAAGTGTTGTTAATTTTGGATCAAGTGCTGCTTTATACGTGTCCCAAGACGGAACTGGAGACATTGCGTCATTCTACGATAAGGATTCTGGCATTGAAGTCCTTCACGTTGGAGGAGATCATTCTCTAAATAATTTTGTAGGCGTTAGAACAAGCACTCCAAATAAAGAATTTACCGTCAACGGAGAAATAAGCGCATCAGCTATTTATGACGGAAAGGGAGGGTCTTCAGACACTTGGAATAGTGTCTTCAGTAACGTTAATCAAGCTTCAGCGTATTGGACATTTCAAAACGATTTAATAGTTTCTCTTCCTATTGGAAAATCATTTGGTAGATATTCAAATGGATCCGTTATTCCCGCTACAGGAAAAACTCCAAAAGAAGTTATTTTACTTTCCATACAAGAACCGATTACCCCGGCCGCATTTATTACTCCGTCTTCTTCCACGACAACGTTTAACAAAACAGCGATTTACAATACTCTCAACTTTACTCATTTTATTTCAAGTCTCAATGCTACTTGTGCTTCAGGAACTATAGACTGGAGAAGAAACAACACAGGAGCTTGGACCAACTTATCAGCAACAACTTTATCAGCTGGTTCTTATATTCATAGTCTTACGGATACAAATTACAACACTCAACCGTTTAACTACAGATACGTTGTAACAGATACAGCAGGAGCAGCAGTAACAGCTACAAATAACGTAACAGTAGTAGCTTACAGTGCTCCAACAATTACTATAAGTGTGACTGGGCCTAATATTTCTGGAAGTGAGAGTAATTTAGCCAGAGAAAAAGGCAATGTAAGTTCAAATATTAGCGGAACGATTACAAGGATTTCAACATATGTTCCTTTAGTTAGTTATGCAATAGAATATCAAGTTAATGGTAGCGGGTCGTGGTTTGAGACAGGAATATCAGGGCAATTTACTGGGGATATTGCATCTCTAGGAATTGCAGTAAACGACCAAGTTACTTTCTCGGATCTTCCTGTAGGCTCTGGATTTATTGGAAATACTTATCGTATTGCAACAACGCCTACTGGAACAACGTTTAATATTTCAGACGTCAACGGAAATGCTCTTGCAACCAACAACGCATGGATTACTCCAAATGTTTCCAAGGTAGTAAATCCCTCAACAGGAGTGTCTTATACGCTTGTCAGTTTAGTGAATGGGTTGTTTACGGCTCAGATTACAAATTCTCATACTATAACAGCTACAAATCATAATAATGCGACGCTTTCTGGATCCAATTCAATTGGCTACAGAATTAAAGTTGTTGATCAATTTAGACGTTCAGATGCAACTCAAGATTACAGCTCAACAAGTCTTATTAATTTTTATAATTTAATATTCCTCGGGCCGTCTTCTTCTGCTCCAACAACTTCAAGCCAAGTCAGAGCTCTATCGTCAATTTTAAGCATTAATACAAGCACTCAAAATCCATTTGATTTACATACAGGCACTACTCATACTAATTTCACCGTAGCTATGCCCAATAGCTTGAGCATAACAAACGTAATTGATTTGGATGCTTCAAATGCTCCTTTAACTAATAACTATATTAACAATCCGTTCAACGTTAATGATTATGCGGGTACTGCTACTTCATATAAAGTATACACACTAACTGCTGGCATACCTTACAGTAGCAATCACAGACATCAAGTAACTAGAGCATAAATAATAACATGGCTTTAACAACAGGATTTCAAGTACCATACGGATTTCAGCCGACAGTTGCTGTTCCAGCAGACGCGTGGTCTGGTCCATATGATGGCATTACAATAGCTGGAGCCATTAGCGCAGCAAATTTAGCAATTTCCCCAGCAGTAAGATTTAAATCTCTTGAGGTCAGGTTACTTGTCAATGATGTTCCTCAAAAATATTGGTACAGAGATGGAATATCTGATGAGGATTTAGTTCCATTTGATATTGACCGCTACGCTGTAGTTTCTACAAAATTAGAATCAACTTCTGCTAATTGGGATTCTGTTTATAGTTCTGTATCTAACACGTCAGCTAATTGGGATTCTGTTTATAGTTCTGTATCTAACACGTCAGCTAATTGGGATTCTGTTTATTCTTCAAACGTATCTACATCAGCCAGTTGGGATTCTGTTTATTCTTCAAACGCATCTACATCAGCCAATTGGGATTCTGTTTATTCTACTGTCCGGACAATTTCTGGAGGACAATATGCTCCAATAAGAAAATTTGACATTCGAGATGGAGGATTTACCACATATTCTGGAGTAGCTCTATACGGAACGTATGACAATCAAAACATTTGGAAAATAACCAGATTAAAAACAACTCTTGTTGGAACAGTATCAAGTAATCAAGTAGCAGTAAATGTAGCTTGGTCTGATAGATATACAGCAACTTATACATAAGTATACGTTGACAAATAATGATCACTAAGCCAACAGATCTTTCTAAATGTATAGTCTGGTTAGATGCATCGGACATTTCTACGATGTATTTAAACGTTAGTGCAACCCGACAAAATCTCATTCCTAATCCGATTGATATTAACAACTGGTCGCGTCCAACTGCCACAACAGGAGTCTCTTCTGTATCTATTGCTTCTCCGGTATATAGTCCTCATGGTTTGCAAGGAGCTAGAATTTTAGGCACATCCTCATCTACGGGAGTACAAGGTTTGTCAACTTCAGTAACTTTGGCTCCATCTGGATACACTTTTGCTGCATACATAAAGCCAATACTGTCCCCATTTGTTCCGTTGTCAGTAGTTAAGTTGGAATTAACTAATTTGAATCAGACTCAAGGGGCTAGTTGTTCTTATATTTTAAGCTCTAATGGATCCCTCTCTGCGAACACGCTAATTCAATATGGATCAACAATAAATTCCACAGCCACAATAACTTTATCAACAAATGGCTGGTTTTATTGTACTCTTACGGTCAACAATTTAACAAACGCAAATTTAACTTATTATCCTAAAATACTACTACCAAGAGCAGGAAACGTATACGTATACAACACTCAACTTGAATTGAGTGCTACATATCGAGGACATTTGTATGGTTCTGTTGTAGCTCCAATGAGTTCTCAGGTTGTTGGAAACGGAGAAGCGGTTGGTTTTTGGAAAGACAAAACTTCTAACAATAATCATTTTTCGATTGGTAATAAATTATTAACAACAAGACCAACGTGGAGCTCCACGCTTAGTGCTTTAGTTTTTGACGGAACAGATGATGGATTTACATCTCATTTTGACAAACAGTATACTTCTCAAACGGTTTTTGTTTTAACTAGACCAAACGGAGCAGCTACAGGCCAACGCACAGTATACGGACAACGTTGTGGAGAAACAAATGGCTTTAATGTAGCAGTAGGAGCATCTACAGCCGGGACAGCTTCAACGAGAAATTTCATGCCGCTTGTCTGGGAACCAGGAATGAGAAATTATTATGATCCTGTAGACACCGGCGGCCGCTCAACTACTACTTACAGAAGTTATATTTCTCATGCTCACCCGCAAAACAACCGTTTCTCCGTGTTCATGTCACAACTTTCAGGAAGTGCGTTAGCCCTAGCTCAAAACGGATCGCACGGAGCTTATTACGTTGTAAGCCAATCCAACAATACCCCATACACTGACCCCGCTAAAGTTTTTTATACACTAACTCCTTTATGCAATTTTGCTACAAATGAAACTCATTTAAATCATTCAAGTTACAGTGGTTTTTATCAAGGAGAATGTTGTGAAGTTATTGTTTACGACAGAGGACTTACTCCAACTGAAATTGAAGACGTAAACTATTATTTAGCCAGAAAATGGAGTTTTCTGAACGTTCCAAGAACAGTGTATCCAACAAAAAACGGAGATTGGAGCGACCCAACTGTGTGGAGTGTTAATTTAGAACCAGCTCCACACAATGCAATCAAACCAACAGATTATTTTTACACAAATAACAAACAAGTAACAGCAAGCGACCTTGCTTCTATACAAGCTGCAATAATTGGAGGATATTCTGCAAATCCTTTAATAACTCAAGGAGGAACATTTATGCTCAATAGAGTTGGCACATTGAGAGCCGAAGTAATAAACGGAAACGATGTATCGACGCCTACTTACACGGTTCTTGTGTCTTCTTCTCAATCTCAACCTACTCAGTTAAGCGCTACGAATGTATATCTTGAAAACGCTATAGCCGTAGCTTCTTTTAGTACATTAAATGTTTTGTCGAGCTGTGTTATTAGCACAGAAGGATACGGTCTGCAAGGAGCAAGAGCCGGAACTTATGGATGTATTACTTTGCTTGACAATTCAATTTTATCTGCTGACAGGGTTGGCATGAAGGGCAATTCCAAAAGCGGCTCTGGTAGTAGAGCGAGGCCTGCTTTATTGTTAAATGGAGCAAATAGCGTCGTTAATTTAACAAACATTAATTATACTCCAAACGGAACCGGCCGGAGTTATTCCCCTTGTATTATTTTAAACAATTCTACTGCAACAGCTGTAATGTCTAATTGTTCTTTTGATGTTAGAAACAACAGTAATAATCTTGTTGACATTACCGAATCTATTGGAGTTCAAAGTGCAAACGGCATTTTATACATGACAAAATGTACATTATATCCAAGTCAAGGCACATCGACTGGAGCGTACAAGCCAGCTGTTTATTTTGCAGGAGGAACAAGGTCATACTTTAACGACGTGAACATGGTTTCGTATTTACAAACGAATGAGAAAAATACTTCTATTGTTCCTGTTGTTTGGTTGGCTGATACTGCTTCAATGGAAATTTGGTTAAGCGGGGACAATTTAATGCCAAACGTACACACTCCTTCAATTTTTTCCACTAGCACGAGCACGTTATCGGTTTTCTTAACAGGAAACATTTTAAATGCTCAAAATGGAATGCAAACTATTTGTGCTCCTTCTGTAAAATACATTCCAATCGGAAATCCTGTTCAATACACAAGGCACAATGGAGCTGATAGAGGCTCTTATGTATACAATTGGACCGAGAACGCCACGTTTAGCTATCCTAGCGAATCAGATGTGGTAAAAGATACTTTATACAACAACAATTCTCTCGTGGGAACCGTTGCTCTTCCTGCTTCTTCTAATCTTTATTTTGGAGCAATTGCTGGTCCTCCAGACAAAAGGTATTATGGTTCAACAGTATTTGATCCTGATACAATCTTGACTGTACCGTTAACAGCAGCATTACACCCCAATAGCATAGGCCAAAGGCTTATAAACACAGTAACAACTCAAACGTTAACTGCTCTTGTTGATAGTTGGGTTTTTGCATAAATACAATTATGCAATCAACAAACCCTACTGAAATTAACGGTGAAATTTATCCGTTGTTTGGAGCAAATTTAGCTATTACGTCTCTTTATAAAAATAATAAGTTTGAAGCTTATACTTCTTTAAGGCTTGTGCCTACTAAACTCGACGAGCAAGGTAATTCAGCAACATCAGAACAACATGCTAAAACAATCGCAATTGCTACTGTGTCGGATTTAACAGGACCAGAACAAGAAGCAATGCAAGAAATTTATCAAGCTGTTCAAAAATATATTATTGCTAAAGGTTTATAACAAATGGCTTTAATAACGTCACCATTAGATATTACTGGCTGTCAGCTTTGGTTAGATGCTAATCAAGGAGTCTTGGATCAATTTGGCAATCCTGTGACCGCTAGCGGAACTTCTATTGGGACTTGGCGAGATCAAAGTGGCAACAACAATCACGTAAGCTCTAGTAGTGGCACTAGGCCTACTTACATAACAAATATTAGAACTTCTCCGGAAAAGTATAGTAACACGATAAGATTTGGAGGCAACGGGTTACTTGCTGCAGGAGACGTATTAAGTTTAGGAACTAATCACGCTTTACTTTTTGCTGTTATTAAAAATACAGTTGCTCCGACTTTTAATGTTCAACATATAATGTCTAAGAGCCGACCTGGTTCTGTTGGTCGGTATTTTCTTAGTAGAACGTCTCCTGCAGACACCATCATCGCCAATGGTTTATTGGGATTGGTGCATTCAAACGGGAACATGAATACTACTTTGTCAAATACGTGTTCCGACTACACAATTGTTTGCTGGAACGTTTTAAGAACTCAATCAGTCAACGGACCGATGAGAATGCGGGCTAATAGATTTCAAAATAGCACAGATGCAGGGGGAGGAGATAATGGTTTTAATGCAACTCTTTCGTCCAGGTTTTGTATTGGTGGAAGTAACGATTCTACAGGCTTTGCTGACAATTCTGATCCTGAATATTATTTTAATGGAGACATTTGCGAATGTGGAGTGTATCTTCGAAATACTCCATATAACAATTACGAAATTAAGCAGCTTGAAGGATATCTTTACAACAAATGGTTCTCATCTAATAACCCAGTCGTATTTAATTTGCGGACGTGGCTTGATGCTAGTGATTCTTCTACACTATATCAAGAAGCAGCAAAAACGACTCCAGTTACGACTAACGCTCAGCCGATTGGGTGTTGGGCAGACAAGACAGCTAACCAAAATAATTTTGTTAATTTTATAACCACAGGAGTCACTACTGCTTCCAGGCCAACTTATTATACAAGCAGTTTTCACGGGTATCCATCGGTATGGTTTAATGGAACTCAATTTTTGACATTAAACGCAACAAGCGTAAACACAGAGCAGTCAACTTTTATAGTTCAAACAGGAAGAAGTTTGGCTAGTAGCTCTGGAGGAAGAATTTATACTCAAGTTGGAACTATAACTCAAGCTGATACGACTAACAATGCTGCAAACTACAGAGTTGCAGAACATCTCAACAGTTTGAATACAAGAAGTGCTATGAGAAACAGCATTGTATTTGGACAAGTAGCTGTTCCAGCACTTAGTTCTTTTGTTGTTTTATCTCAGAGAGCAAGAGACATCCAAGGAACAAACGTTACAAATGGGTTGTCAATTGTGAATTATGCTGCCACGTCTTTTGGTACGGCTGTTAGCTCGGTTTGTTCTAGAATAGGAGCAAATTTAAACGGAAGTACAGGAGCTCCAGCAGTAGGTACTTTTTATGACGGGGAAATTTCTGAAGTGTTAGTATATGATAGATTCGTAACAGAAGAAGAAAGACATCAAATTGAGTTTTATCTAGCCAGCAAGTGGAACATTCCTTTAGCAAATTTTACGTATCCTGTATACAATGGAAATTGGTCAAACAATGCAACGTGGTACTCCAACGACGTTCCTGGTTTAAGTTCTAGAGTTTATGCTAACGGTTACCAAGTAACTATCGATCAAAACATTACAGTTAATACTTTACAAACCGCTCCTTACGTCACGTTTCCATATTTGTCTGATGGAGGCATGTTTTTGTTGAACCAACCTTATACATTGAACGTTTCTGGATCAACTACTGCAATTAACCATCGTTTGTTTAACGTAATTGCTGGAAGCGCTGTTTGTTTGAATATGAACGTCAATTCCGGCGTAGTATATCTCACAGGAAACGTTTGTTCTGGAACAGCGCTATCCGCTTACGGAATAATCCAAAAAGGAACTGCTCCGATTATTATCGATGGCAATGTTGTAGGCAACCGCGAGATAGCTTTAAGGAATTTAGCAGGAACAAGCATCACAATAACAGGAACGCTAACAGGAGGAGGCAATGACGATGCGTATGGCTTGTACAACACCTCTCCTTTTTGCAATATAACAGTTTTAAGCAGCGTGCGTGGTGGAACCAGTACAAGATGTGCAGGTATTTCTAGCACTTCAACTGGCAATCTTGTTGTATCGGGAGGCATATTTGCTAATACTGGTTTATCTGCTTGTGGCGTGTACAGTGAGTCTACGCATAATATTTTTGTTACCGGAAACATTTTAGGCAGCACTCAAACAAACACATTTGGATTAAGAACTTTATCTGCAAACAATATAGAGATATTCGGAAATGTTGCTGGAGGTTCCGGCCGGTTTGCTGTAGGAATGAGCGTTGATTATTTTAATAATCTTTCCGTAACAGGAAATATTTCAGGAAGTTCAGGCTTTAATTCAAAAGGAATAGTGGGTCTTTCTGCAAGCGGTTCTGTCAATATTGTAGGAAACATAAGAGGAGGATCTAGTACTGATGCTGACGGACTGACGTGTCCAGTTGTTACAACCCTCACTATATCAGGAGACAATATTTTAGGAGGCACTAGTAGCTCTCAAGGAGTGTACGCTCCTTTGACTGATAGCATTAAAATATATGGAAATATAGTAGGAGGTTCTGTCTCTGGCGTGAGAGCTATTTCTGCAAATAGAGTAGAGGTAATAGGAAACATACTAGGAAGTAGTTATTCTGGATTATACTTAGATTCCACAAATAGCGCATCAATTACCGGAAATATAACTGGAACTACCGCTGACGACTCAGACATTGGAGCTTTTCATGCTTTAACTGCAACAGATGTGAGAATAGTAGGAAACGTTTCAGGAGGAACTGCAGCGTTTTGTTATGGAGTTAATATTAAAAATTTATTACAGACCTTTACTCTTAGTGGAAACTTGTCAGGAGGAACGAACGCGACAGCGAGTGGGATGATTTTAGAGGGTTATCATTCTAATTATATTTCAACTGTTGCTCTGTCGTCAAATAATATAGTTGGCAGAACAGGCCCAGCATTCGTTAATATGTTAATGTACGGAAACATTTACGTATTTAGTCCGTTTGTTCTTGGCGGAACAGGGACAGTGGGGTATGCTATACATAACGCAAATACAGGATTAAATGCAAATTTATTTTTATACGGAAATTTAATTGGTACCGCTTCTCCCGCTCTTTATGTAGTTAATGAACAAGGCCCGGTAACCATTAATGGAGACATTGATGGTGGATCAGTCACAACTACTTTGCCTACAGTTAATATAATTGGCGACACGTCCGTAAAAGTTACAGGTATAGTAAGAGCCTCAACAAACCAATCAGCTATTTGGTCTTCAAGCCAGTCTTCAATGGTTGATATTACAGGACCTATTGTTAATGCCTCAAACGGCAGACAAGCCGTCTGGGCTAGAACATATTTTCAAGATGCTAGCAATTACAATCAGTACATAACACATTTTAATGACGCTGGTTCACAAATTGTTTTTTATGCTCCTGAAGCCTACCATTCTACTTTAATTCCCAATGCTTCTTCTGTTGCTTTTGGAGTCAAATATGCAGAAATGTCTCAGCTTTCAGGAAAACCGTTTGTTAATATTAACGAACTTACAGGCACAATGATTGTTCCGTCAGCTTCTTCTGTTTCGTTTGGGGTTCCTGTTGGAATAGAACTAGGAAAAATAAAACTTCTCAAAGAAGACTTTATAGCAGCACTAAACACAGACTTATCTCAAAATATACAAAATACCTTTGGAGAAAAAATCAAAAACATTTGCACAAAACAAGTTTTATTAAGTAGTGCTGTCAAACTAACCGGAGCAACTTTTTAACGTCTCAAAAATATGGCTAACAAATATGCTGCATCTAATGGAAACTTTCACAGTACAGGCGCTAGTTCAATTTGGTACAACGCTTCTGCTTCCAATGTAGCAGGCTATTCTATAGTAGAACCTCCAACAATTGATGATGTAGCAATTGCAAACGGTAAGATTATTGACATTACACAAGATGTAAATTGTCTAGCACTACACAATGGTTCTGGTCGTTTCGGAGGATCAGCCACGCCTGGAGGACGATTTAAAATTGACACTTCTACCAATGTTATTAACATAACAGCGTCACAAATAATCGGCACAGCTTTAGTTAATAATAGTATAATGGTGTCCGCGGTTGGATCCAATGCTTTAAATATATACGGGAACATTTATGCCCCGGAATCCGGAGCTACTGCTACTTTTGTTGGATATACTTTTTGGAACGAAATAGAGAGTCCTGTCACAATACGAGGAGACATTTCAGGACCCAACTTCAATGGATACACTACAGGCAATACTACATACGGAAATGTTTTTGCTTTGTATGATAATACTAAGACTACACAAGCATCTACGACAGTATATGGAACCATTTATTCAGCTCGAACCAGAGGATCTCACGACAATAGTCGAAGCAGACAAATTACTACCGCTGCTACCTCTAAATCGACTATTAACGTACATGGAAGCATTAGATTCGATCTAATGACTCCTCGCAGTAGTGATTCAAGGGGATTGAACATTACAGGACAAAATATTGTGACCGTAAATGGAGACATTATCGGGTCAGCAGCTACAGACTCAACCAGTTCCGCAGCTCGGCCTATAGATATAGAAACTACTTCTGGTCCTGTGTCCTTAACAGTTAACGGCAATATATATGCGTACAATTGCCCTAACGCTATATTATTCCAAACAACAGTTACTTCTCAAGTGACAGCAACTGTTAATGGGAATTTAATTTCAGGAATCCGTGGGTATCCAATTAACTATAGTGGAACAAACAAAGGAAAAATTACCGTTAATGGTAATATAGTCACGAGACCTTCTGTTGGGGTATCTAACGTAAACGCAGAAGTTTACATTAACGGAAATGTTGTTACAACAGACATAGAACCAGCTGTTTACAGCGCCAGTACGAGCACAGGAATTATTTTTGTTAACGGAAACCTAATAGGAAGTCCTCAGGGAGTTCCAGCAATCCAAGCTCCTTTTGTTGTTTTTAGTTCCAATGTTTATCAGCCATATATTACTCATGCAAAATCCTCACTCGTTGTTTCTCCAACAACATTTGATATGCAGAATTATTATACAACTGATTCAAGCGTTCAAATGTCCGTTCCTCCAATAAGCTCTGTTAGAAGCGGTGTCCAATACGGTTATTATACAGGAAGTTGCGAAATTCCAGCTCCGGAAAAAGTGTATTATGGGGTGCGTTATGATCATAACGGCATGCTGGTAGGAACTGCAACAGTTAATCCGTTAGATTTTTATTTGTATAGCCCTACAGAACTTTTAAATCAAGCTAATACAATTGGAAAAAAACTAGCAAGCACAGCAACGACAGAAATTTTAGGACAGACTATTGCTAGTTTAGAATAAATACAGATACGGTTTTATTATGGCTGCATTAACAACTCCTTTAGGCATCTCAGATTGTCTCATTTGGTTAGACGCCAGTGATCTTGCCTCTATGTTTCTTTTAGGTACAGGACAAAACCAGGTACAGTCGTCAGGAGAGCCGGTTGCATATTGGAAAAACAAAGCTGCTTGGAATTCAAATTTAACGTCGTTAAATCAATTAGGAACAACCGTTAGTGGAATAAGTGCATTTGTTCAAAACACCAACGTCTCTCGTAATCCAACATTTTTGTATATTAATAACCAGAATCCAACTGTTTGGTTCGACGGAGCTAATGACGCGTTAACTGCATATTTCAATAACAATTATACTTCTCAAACAGTGTTCGCTGTGCTATCAACCAACCAGGCATATCCTACTAACGGAAGATTGTACTCTCAATCTGGAATAACTCATACTGATACAACAACTCCGAATAACATTCTTCCAATTGTTGCTTCTACAGCAACATTGCTGGGTTTATATTCCACTAATCCTGCGTTAAATACAGGGTCTGTAACTCCAAGAAACAAATTTGATGTATTTACTTCCACTCACAACGGAACAACAGGAACGACGTTTTTAAATGGAATTCAAAACACCAGAAGTAATAGCACTCTCAATGCTTCTATTAATGTTACTAGACTTGGAATGGGCATACCAGCAGCAGGAGGAATCACGTTTGGTGCTAATAACACTTCTGTTAACTTTTATCTTTCAGAATTGTTGTGTTATAATAGGAGCTTAACGACGGAAGAAAGAACTAAAGTGGAATTGTATTTAGGCAGAAAGTGGGGAATAACCGAACGGTCCACTTATGCTAAGCAAAGTGGGTTATGGACAGACCCAAATACGTGGATCGAAGAGCTCGTTCCGTTGTCAACTGACCACGTATACGCTAATGCAAATGTAGTAGAAATAAACACAGAGGTGGAAGTCCAAACGATAAGAAACGTTGCTCAGAATTTTAATTCAATTAGTGATACGGGCATGTATACGGTAACTCGGCCGACGACGGTCACTACGTTGTCTGCTCCCGGGTTTATTAACAGCTCTATGACCCTCTTAAGCAGTTCAGTTTCAGATGAAACTCAAATAGGAGGAGGAGACACTGCTGTTTTTCAGGGAAACATTACGGGAGGCAATTCTAATTCATCTTATGGACTGCATCACGTGGGTTCAGGAGGAGTATTAATTATAGGAAACGTAAAAGGAGGAACTGGAGCTCAATGTGGAGGAGTGTATTATAACGGAACAGGAAACATTGATATATATGGAAACATTACAGGCGGATCCTCTCTTGGGCCCGGACTATCTGCAGATTGTTCAGCCTCCTCTGTGTATATACACGGGAATGTACTCGGAGGAGCGGCAGGAGGAGGTCCAGGATACGTGTTGAAGGGATCTTTTGATACCATTGATGTAGAAGGAACGCATATAGGAGGATCGGGTCCTAACACCACAGGAGGGATTATAAGAGGAAGTGTGTCAACACTAAACGCTCAAAAAACAATTTCTGGAGGTTCTAGTACTTCTGCATTAGGTTTACAATTATCAGGAAATATTCCAATTAACAACGTTACTGTTCAAGGGAATATTCTTGGAGGAACTGGGACATCTGCTCCTGGAATGGAAATTAATATTCCAATTAATAATTTAACTATAACCAACAACACACCCAACGCTAGCATAGAAGCTGGAGCAAATACCAGTAGCCACGGACTTTCAATATTAGCTCCAGTTTCTGGAGTAATCACTATTGCCAACGTAAACGCCGCGAACAGCACATCTAATCACAGTTCTCACGGAATTAATGTTGTTGCAGATTCCGTTTTAGAAATTAATGGTGCTGTAAACGGAACGTCAGCAGGACACGGCATTTATCTCCAAAGCGATTATACGTCGCTAAATAACTACCATTCCTCTATAATAAAAGTTAATGGGTCAGTTAGTGCTGAAAGATCTACAGCTAATATTAGAACCGGAATATACAACTATCATGGAACTGTTTATGTAAACGGACTTGTAATTGGAGGAGGAAGCTCGACTACTTACGGTATACAAAACTTAGGAGGAAGTGTTTTTGTAAATGGCACCGTAATTGGAGGTTCTTTGGGAGCAGGCATACAAACGTCATTAGCAGATGAAAGATCAACAACAAACATTGTTGTCAAAGGAAATATAGTAGGAGGAGAAGGACCAGAAGCTTATGGTGTTATAAACGAATCAAGATATGGAGTATTTCAGCTATTCGGTAATGCAATTGCTTCTCCAACTTCTTCAGCGTTCCGTTCCGCGAGATTTACAACAGGCACTAATGTTAGTGAAACATACGGTAAGTATACTCAAAATTATTTTAGTGGAAACATAATAGATGATCCCTCTGGCAGAGTTGCTATATATTCATTAACATATCAGCTTCATCCGCCAGCAACAAATACTGTTATTTCTTATTCGAGCCTTAACAACGAAAAACTAAACATGTATTCAACAGACTCGTTGAGTGCGTTTTCAATGCCTCCAGTATCAGCAGTAAGAGAGGGTGTTTCTTATGCTAATAATACATTGGTTGGAACTTGCATTATTCCAAGCCCTAAATCTGTTAGATTGAATACTCCAGTGGACAACACAGTAGGAGAAGCAATTATGGATGCTTCTGATTTTTATAATGTTTTAACTGCTCAACTTACTGCAGAAAATACTATTGGAAAACTGTTAGCTAACAGTTTAACGACTGATATCGCAGGAAAACTTATTGCTAGTTGGAGCGATGATTTTGGAGATTCAAATTAATGGTATTTGGAAGTTTTACTAGTAATAATCGCGCGGATCATCGTTTGTCTTTTTATTCAATAGGAGAAGCAATTGATCTAGCTAAACTTGACACAAGAGTTTCAGCTCTTATGGCAGCTATTAACGCAGCTATTTAATATTCTTTTAAAAATACCGTTGAACTGGCCTCAAACATATGGGATATTAAGGGCCGATGAATACATCACCAACAAACACACGCATCAAGCCTCTCGAGGCAATCACCGGCAAAAACAACATTCCTTCTGGTCTTTCCGTCGCGAAGAAGACCAAGATGATTCAGCGCAAGATCAATCCAAGTCGCTATGAGTTTCTTGGCTTTTTGGATCGCTCCAATAGCGCTGTTCTTCGTGAGCGTTTCTACAACGTTCGTGATGAGTTTGGTCGTTTTGCTACAGTAGAAGCATAAGCTTTTTATAGCTTCTGAATCAAAGCCCTTTGCTGTTGCAAAGGGCTTTTTTTTGTTTAAATAAAAACAATGAATACTGTTTTAGTTACAGGTTGTGCTGGGTTTATAGGTTCTGTCGTTTGTAAAATGCTTTTAGCAGAAGGACACAATGTAGTAGGTATCGATAATTTAAACGACTATTATAGTCCCACTCTTAAAACTCACAGATTAAATGAATTACATTATTGTACTAAGAATTTTAAATTTTTAGAAATAGATATTGAAGATAAAAATAAAATTTTTGAGCTATTTGAATCAGTTCAATTTGAAACTATTTACAACTTAGCTGCTCGAGCAGGAGTTCACAATAGCTTAAAGAATCCTTATGTGTACATGTCAACAAACGCTGTAGGAACTTTAAATCTTTTAGAGGCCATGAGAAACACAAGCGTACAGAAAATGGTGTTAGCTTCTACCTCTTCTTTATATGCTGGACAACAAATGCCTTTTAGAGAAGACCTTGCTGTAAACACTCCTTTGTCTCCATATGCAGCTTCAAAAAAAGCAGCAGAACTAATGGCTTATAGTTATCATCACCTTTATGGTTTAGATATTTCAGTAGTACGGTATTTTACAGTATTTGGTCCTGCAGGAAGGCCAGACATGAGTATTTTTAGGTTTATTAAATGGATTGACGAAAGCCACCCGCTTGAAATTTTTGGAGACGGATCTCAGTCTCGGGATTTCACATATGTAGATGATATTGCAAGAGGAACGATTCAAGCTTCTAAACTTTTAGGATACGAAATTTTGAACCTCGGAGGAGGAAGAGATCCTAAAAGTTTAAACTGGACAATTGATTTTATTTGCAAGCAAAGAGGAGTAGATAGTCCGGTTAGAGAAACTAGAGACTTTCATGCTGCTGATATTTTAACTACTCAAGCTAATATAACAAAAGCAAAAACGTTAATAGGATATGAACCAACAGTATCATTTGAAGAGGGATTAATAAAAACATTAAAGTGGCATGAGAAAAATAATGTTTGGCTCAAAAATATTAAAATCTAACGTTGATCACTGACAATTCGAAAGTATGATTATGTCAATGACTACTACTACTGTTATTATTACACTTCAATACGAAGCTTTTCACAACTGGCAGGGAGTCAAAGAGGCTCTTCCTGACAACCCAGAAATCCATTTCCTCTTTGATAGACACAGACATTTGTTTTTCGTTACGCTAGAAAAGCACGTAACTCATGATGATAGAGATGTGGAAATTATTCTTTTTAAGCGTCGAGTGCAAAATTATCTCGAAACAAAGTATGGCCGACCAGGAGAACTTGGATCAAGGTCATGTGAGATGCTGGCCGAAGAGCTTCTCAAAAAATTTGATTGTGAGATCGTAGAAGTTCTTGAAGACAACGAAAACGGAGCTAAGGTATATAAATGATTACGTTTGTCTGTGGTCAGCTTTGTTCTGGAAAAACTCGGTATGCTAAAGCCATGGCTGGGTCAGTGGCAGGTTTGTTTATTGAAGTTGGAGATATTGTAAGAGAAATTAAAAATACTTCAGAGCGCAGAGAGCTTCAGAATTCAAAAGAACTTCATGAAACAATCGTTAAACAGCTAAAATACAAAATACATCTTAGAGATGAGCTAGATATCACCAACAACTATGTAATTTGTGGAGTTAGGCAAAAGGAAATACTAGAACATTTTCCTGAAGCAACTTTGCTTTGGATTGAATGTCCGAAGAAAGAACGCAAAAAGCGTTACAAACAAAGAGCTCGACAAGGAGATGCTGTTCCTTTTAAAGAAGCAGAACAAGGAGATATTAATTTAGGTATTTTGGGAGTTAAAAAATATATTTTAAAGCAATGAAATTTTTCTGCATACCACCAAACAGCCATTTAGATATGATGGATAACGGAGATTGGTACTTTGCGTTGTGCCATCATTATGTACAAAACAAACAGTACAGAAGGTATTTTTTGGATTTAAGGAAAAAGAAACCAGACGCTTTTATTTTGCTTGATAACGGAGCAGCCGAACATAGTTTGGTTACTCAAGAAATGCTTTTGGAAGCAACAGAAGAGTTGCAACCTACAGAAGTCATTGCTCCAGATGTCCTTTTTAATCAAAAGCAAACACTTAAAAATCTCGACAACTTTATTCAAGAAATGTTTAAAAGGCATTTGCTAGACAAGACAAATATATTTGCTTGTCCTCAAGGTTCTACAAAGAAAGAATGGATAGAGTGTTACATGCAAATGTGTCTCAATCCGTTCGTAAAGACTATAGGATTAAGCAAAATAGCCGTTCCAAAGTGTTGGAATGATGCCACGGATGATAAAATGATAGCAGTGTCTCGTAACGAATGTGTAAAGGAACTTTATGAGAATGGTTTACTTACAAAACCACTACATCTATTAGGAATGGGGGAACACGATGAGTTTGAATATTATTTAAAACATAAACTTCCTTTTATTCGTAGTTCGGATAGCTGTTATACTGTTCTTGCTGCAATTAACAACATTCTTTTCGAAAGTGGAAATACAACTAGGATTCCAACCACTAATGAATATTTTGATGTAACTCTTACAAAAGAGCAACAGCAACTTGCAAAAACAAATATTCAATACCTAAAGCAGAAATATAAAAATATATGAACACCAAGCTGCTTATTGTAGTTTGCACTCAAGCAAAGACTAACGATGAATTTAGTCAAAAGCCAATATACGAGAGTTTGAAAAAGCAATATGACACAAATTCAAATATAAGCTTTCATGTTTTTAAAGATAATCAAAAAGGGTTATCGGAGTGCTATAACGAAGTTTTGAAGGACCCAGAAAACATTGACAAAGTAGTTTTGTTTGTGCATGACGATGTTGTATTGGAAGATCTCTTTTTATACGAAAAACTAATCAATAGTCGATATTCGATTACAGGCCTTGCTGGCGCTAAAACGTTTAATAAACACGCTAACAAACTTGCCTGGCACCTTGCTGCAGAGGCCTCTAACTACGTTGGAGAAGTGTCTCATTTTCATCAAAACAAAATATGGACCACTATATTTGGTCCAACAAATTCAAGAGCTCTTGTCATTGATGGTTTGTTTATTTCTTGCAAAGTAAAAGATTTAGTAGAAAAAGAACTTTACTTTGATGAAAATTTTAACTTTCATTTTTACGACATTGCCTTTTGTTTGAGAGCAAATGACAAAAAAGTAACTTGCGGAGTGCTTCCTGTCCGAGTAATTCATTATGGAATTGGAGATTCAATGTTGACATCTCAATGGGAAGAGGCAAATTTAAAATTTAAACAAACATATTTATGAGATTAGCACCAGACCATATACAAAAGACTAATTTATTGACAGAAGATGGATTGTATGATTGTTGTTTAGCTCAACAGCGCTTTGCATACAAGCTTTTTCACAATTCAGTTTCTTCGTTAGGAGACGTTGTCCTGTTTAATGCTCCAACAAAAATTGGACCATTGGCGTTTAAGAACGCTCTTGTTGTAGTTGCAGAATTGCCTAACACAGAAGTATTTGGAGGAGCATGTTTTGCTCGTTTGTATGCAGCTCAAATAGGATCAATGCTAACAGCCATGACAAGCAAAGAATGCATTGTTGACGAGAGCTGCATTTTTATTGATGACAAACAAGCTTCTTTGTCAATGATTAATCAAGTTAAAGATTCAATTATCTTACATTTAATTTTTCCCTTAGAGGAAGGAAATACTGACAATGCTTTTTATTTGTTGAGCTTAGATATTCAAAAAATGCTAGACCTTGAAATCAGTATTGTGGAGTCATTCCGTCAATTGACCAGAAGCATTTTTATTGAGACAAGACGTGACAATTTTTGATTACCTTAAAGATATAATAGTAACTAAAAAAGGAGATCTTGTATTAGATGGTTACGTTCCTTTTTTAGTTAATCGTTGGTTAAGCTTTATTAATCCAACAATAGGAGAAGCGATTAATGGTTTGAACAACAAAACATTGTTAGAGGACAAGCAAATCCATTATAAAACAATGATAACAATGTTTCCGAGAATGAACCATAGTCCAAGAATTAACTATATCAAAAAAGTTAAGGATACCGTTGAAGAAGAAGACAAAAGAATAAAAGTTCTTGCTCAGGGATTAGAAATCTCCGAACGAGAAGCTTTACTCCTCGTGAACGGACTCAACTGACTCAATGTCATGCACATCAGCTTTGAGTGTCATTAACACTGATTCTCCCTTTAGTGGCTTAGACTTTCTGCCATCTTTGTAGTGAACAAAGTATTGAGCTTCTGGGTGAATTTGGCGTCTTAAAGTCCAAATTTTTTTGTCAGTCTCAAAAGTGTTGGAGTAAGGACTCTCTTCTTTAATTGTTGTCTTATAAAGAGACTTGAAAAGAGACAAACTTTCAGTCTTTGCTTCTTTATCTTTGAGAGCTTGTTTTAAAGACTCTTCTTCGTCTCCATCTTCATCTGCATCTAAGTAATCAGGCTTTTCGTGCTTAGCTTCCTTTACAGGTTTTTTAGCTTCTTTTCTGCATGTGCAGTTTTTACCACACGTGCATTTGTTTTTAGCTACTTTGTTATAGGCTTCTGACAATAATTCCTGGTCTTTAAATATCATAAGCTTACTTATTGTTGACAACCACTTTTTTCCAAGTAAGTAAACCTCATATGCGACCTGAACTACCACGTAACAACAATGGACTAGCAGACATCGACCCTTATCACAATTGCCCTCTTCCAGAAGATTTTGAAATTACGGAGCTTTTAGGAGATGTTATTCAAGTTGAATACGCAGACGTAGCATCTGATGGAAATTCGCTTGTCAGAAACGGCATTGTGTTGCCTCACTCTGTTGTGGACAACAAGGCTTGGAGGGTAGGAAGAGTGGTTCTCACAGGACCAAATACCAAACAAGTAAAACAAGGGCACTATGTTATCTTTCCGGGAGATAAGGGCATCGTTGGTATTCAAAGAAACGGAAAGACGAACGTCTTCTTGAATGAAGAAAGAATTTTCGGCATTTGTAAGCCAAATTCAGAAGTTTAATGAGATTAGGCCGCACAGCATTATGGACTTTACTGCATTTGAATGCAGCAGAACTTCGATTCCACAGACGCAGTTCAAAACCAGGATTTAAAGATTATAGACGAATGTTGTGCACCAACGATAGAAGATTATTACAATCAACTCCTGGAAAAAAAATATTACACTTTGTTCCCCCCAACGGCTCTCTTAGATACGATCCTGCAGCAAAAAACTTAGTAGTAACGTGGGATATCTTTATGCAGAATTGGAGAATGATTAATTGCGATGACGTAGAAGTCATTGCTGTTATTAAAACTTCTCCAGATCCTGCTGAATTTTGGAAATACTTTTTTGAGCGTCTATCCAATATGTCGGCTACTCAAAAAGCTCAATTCATGGACACATGACAGATTCAATTTACAGTCTTGATGATATTACTTTTATCAAAATGCCTGGAGAAGAGTTTCTCCTTTCTTGTTTGCAAAAAGAAATGTCGTTTTATTTAAGCAATAAACCAATCAAACAAGGTAGATTGTTATTATTTAGACGGACCCATTTTTTTATTCAAATAACTCTTTTTAATTCTAAGAAAGAAAAAGAAAATTTTGAAATACCTTTTCCGTTCAATGTAGAAGAACATGAAGACGAAGGCATAGCTTACTTTGATTATAGAACCGTAGCTTTGAATTCATCTTCTCTTCCAATTATATCTCACAAAGTATCTTCTTCATACTTTAACAAAATTTTAGAGATATCAGTTAAAAACTAATACTTGTAGGTAGTTCTTCCCTTTTTAGTAACGCTGTTAGGGTTGGCGTTTTGCTTCCAATTAATGTCCTCGTAATTTGTATCATATACTTTTTTCTTAACTGGACGAGGTTTATCTCCCTTTCCTGCTTGGTTGTTGTTACTCATAATACGATATTTTACTGAGTATTAAAAAACATCAACTGAGTAAAAAAAGAAACCCGGCCTTGCGACCGGGTTTCTGAAGTTTGCTGTACGAGAAGCAAATATCTCTTAGAGATATGTTGCTGCTTGACCAGGAACGAACGATTGTCCGAGGCCTGTGCAGATGACCAAGTGATAGTAGAGTGATGCACCAAAAATGTGATCAACAACACCATAACGAGTGAGCAATCCGACACGTGGGCTGAAGTCGTTTGGACCGATCGTGCGTTGAACCATTACAGGGATGTATGGGCAATAGACGATACCACTGTCGTAGTATTCTGTGCCTTTATATCCAAGAAGGGCATAATCAACGGGCTTCGTACGAGTTGTGCCATAGCCGCCACCTTTATTGGTAGCAGTATATCCAGCGTTAAGCTGAGCTTCTGTACGAGTGTCACGATAGATTTGGAAACGACCACCGACCGAACCGACCTTAGCAATACCAACAGGTTGAGTGTTGACGTTTCCGTTGACTGGCATCCATGTGAAGTTTGGCAATGTCTCGAGGATTGCGCAAATGCGAGGTGTAGCAATAATGAAATTAGCAGCACCACGGCGGTTGCGAATAGCGACACGGTTAGCTTCAACAACGATTCTGTTGTAGAAGTCACGTGCACGCTCTCCAGACCAGCGTCCATCAGCAGAGATAGCAGACCATGTGGAATAACCAACACCAGCGCCAGCATTGAGACAGACTTGAATCATACGAGCGATCATTTCGCGGTCGATTTCAGCCTGAATCTCATAAGACATAGCGTTGGTAAGCTCGGTGTCGATATCGATACCGTTCATATTTTTAAGATCCTGTTCGAGCTCAACAGACCATCTGGCTGCTAACCTACGGGTTAGAGCTTCAACGGCTGTTTTTTCGAACGAAACAGTGATTTGAGGAATCTTCGAGCTGAGCTCGAATTGGCTGATAAGAGCGCCAACACCAGCATCTTCAGCGATGTTATCCCATTCAGCATTGCCACTAAGGGCTGATGATGAGGCACCTGTGAAGGATGTGTTGAGGTAGTTATAACCAAGTTCCTTATTACTGGAAATAGCAGTATTACCGCCAGTTCCAATTGGGCTTGTTCCTAAGCTGCCGTCTCCACCATTTACTGAAGAACCAAGAGCGTTGTCTTCGTACTTGTAGCGCATGGCAAAGGCGAGTCCAACTGGTCCAGTCATTGGTTGCACACCGACGATCTCATTTGTGATGAGTTCAGGGAATGTACGACGAATCATTGGGATGAGGACTTTAGGTAAACGAGCGTCTCCTCCAGCGTAGTTGTCACCAGAAAATGTTCCAGCAGTACCTTGAAGGCTACTACCAAAAACACCACCAGCAGCAGCTGTGTTGGAGTTTTCACGTAAGCACCACTTTTCTTGGTTTTCCAAGAGAATAGCAGTGTTTAAACGTGTTGTTTCGTTAGTGATCTCAGCAACTTTGTCTGATTTGAAATCCAATACTGGACTCCATTTTTCGACAAGTGTCTGAGCGTAATCTTTATTAATATGCATTAAGTTAGCCATAATTTTTTTTGTCTCCTTTGTTTATTGTGAGTGAATTACCTAGCAAATCTGTTAAGTTTCTTCATCTCGTTCAGATAGCCGCTAACACCTTCACTTGAAGAACTGTTGCGCTCAATCTCATTGTTAAAATTTTGTGTTTCTTCGATTAATGTAGGACGATCAACATTGATTGTCTTAGTGGTTTCTGAATGAACAGACTCTTTGATGAGTTCGACCTCGTCTTGAGATTCTTTTTCAAACATACTTACTACATAATCAAAATTTTCTTCGATGTAACCTGGATTTTTGTTTCCAAGCAATTTGACAATGAAAGCTTTTTTAGCTGTTGGGAGCTCCGTTGTCTTCTTTTCGAGAAGAATGTGAGCTTCAGCTTTGTTTGTTCTGAGAGCTAAGTTGGCGTTTTCTTTTAAAACTGAATTTAGTTCAGAACGAAGTGAGTCAATTGTCTTTTTGCCATCAACTAAAGCTTCTTTAATTTCTCCGTCAACGAATTCTTCTGAAATTCCTACGATTTGACGAATTTGCTCTAATTGTCTAACAGCACGAATGTTTTCGACTGCTTCTGAAATTTGCTTTTTAGGAAGAGCTTTGTCGATATACAAATCAAGATAATTTGAAATCTCTTCTACTAAGCGGCCTTGGAAATTTTTAGCTTCTTCGACATTTTCTTTTTCATGCTTTTCGATAACTTGATTAAGCATTGATGTATACTTTTTATCAATTCCTTTAACAAGCTTTTGAAGCTTGACAGCATGATCAGTATCGATTGCTTCAACAAGCTTTTTAAGCTTTGTTGTATGATCTTGATCAATTTTTTCAATTACTGTTTGAAGTTTTTGTGTATAGGACTCATCTAACTGTTGTGTTACATTTTCCTTTTCAAGCTTAATTTTTTCAGAAGCCTTTTCTTCAACAGCAAGTTGAAATGTGTTTTCTAATTCGTTCAAAGTTTCCTCTGAAATTAGATCCTTAAATTGTTCGTTAAGAATATTCTTAATCATGGTCTTGTTTTTACTTATCTAAATTGAATTATTTTTTTACAGCAAGCGCTCGCTGGACTCGCTCTTTAAGTTTGGTTTCAATCATTCGTTGAAGAGAAGCGTTTGCTTGGCTGTAGTTTTTCTCTGCAATATTTGAAATAAATTCTTTTACAGGTTTTGTGTTTTTCATATATTAATGTTATTTAGCTGCTTTGAGAGAATTAATAAAAATAGTTAATTGCTCTTTAAGGAAAACGTTTGCGTCTTTTTTAGGAAGACGAGCTAGGCTATGGTAGAGATTGCCGTATGCAGCTTCTGAAACTTCTAAAATTCTGCCATCTGTTCCCATAATCCACTCCTTAGACTCTAATATGGATTCCAACATGGCATTTTGAACTGAAGGCTGATGAACTACGTCCAAACAAATTAAATGGAAGTTAGAAACGCGTTTACCCTCAGTCGATTCTGCGAGGTTACCAAGACCTCGGGTTGAAATTCCCATCTGAATCTTATCTTTAACAAGACTTTTGAGCAATTGTCCCATTGGAGTATCCAGAATAAGGGACTTGCCAATAAAATAATTCCCGTTTTGTCTTAATTCAGTAACTAAGTGACAAGCATTTACTGGATTTACTTCAGTAGATTGGGGATGATTCATTTCTCCAATTGCTCTGCGAGTTTTGATCATGTCAGTAGAATAGCGATCCACTTCACTGGTCATTTCGTTTAAATTATACACTCGGCCATTTTGATTTCTTTTTTCAGCCATCATGTATGGACCGGTGATGTAATACTTTTGAGGCTCGGCTGAATTTTTTTCTTCAATAAGAAAATCAAGTTGTTCGTGCAGTTCAGTTGTAAGAAATTTCAAGCCCATATATTATATATTTAATTAATTGCAGGATAATTTATTTATCTGTTTTTTACTTAAATAATAATAATGGATTGTCAAATAGAAAACGCCCCTTCTACTCTCTTTGTTGCTACAGGCAATAGAGGTATTTCATTTCCAAATTTAAATTGCCCAATAGAAACTGCTGTAAAAATTTGTCCTCTCGTTCTACAAGAGGGAGAAGAATATGTATTATATTTAGAAACTGGAGATTTTCTGTTAATGCCTTGTGAGGCATAAGCAAAATTCCATTTAATAGATAATTACTGTATTATATGGCCGGTATAAGAATTACAGATCTTCCAGAAGTTGATGAAATTAAAAATACAGATCAACTTCTGATTGCCAGAGGAGAGACTACAAGAAAAGCTTGGGGGACAGCTCTCGTTACGAAGGAATACATTCGTGACCTTATTACTTTAATTGATAAGCTTTCTAGTAGTACTCTAAATACATCTGATTCTGAGCAGATCGCAATGTTTTATGATCCTCTCACAAAACAACTTTCTGCTGAAATTACAGGCGTAATTCCACAAGGATTTGGAGGAACTGGATATAACTCCTACACAGAAAACCAAATTTTAATCGGAGATGCATTTGGAATTCTCCGAAAAGTTGAATTGGTTGCAGGACCTCACATTGCTCTCAGTTCAGAGCCAGGCCAGTTTACAATTTCGAACATAAACCCTCACCTACCAACAGACCTATCAGCAACGTATGTTGAGCAAAATTTAGTATTATATTCTTCTACTGGGGAAGAAGTTACTTTGTCAGCAGCTACTCCAACCACTGCTGGAGTGATGTCTTCTCAAGACAAATACAACTTAAATGGATTGTTTAGAATTCAGACAAATTCCCCTTTACTTTTTACAAGCAATCTTACAGCTACTAGTCAATTATTGAGCGGTAATAAAATTGCTTTATTGAGCTCGGAAAATGCCTTAACAGTAGAGTTGCCACCAAATGCTAACTCTGGTTCTCAATATACTTTCATAAATGCTGGAACAAATAGTGTAGAATTTGTTGAAGCTCCGGGGGTTAAGCTTTATTCAACAGTAAATCCTACATACAAAAAAATATCAAATCTAAACGGAATAGCTGTAGCTCATTTTAAAAACGAAAATGAATGGTATTTGACAGGAGATTTAATTTCCGTTTGGGACAAAATTCTTACAGGACCAGACGCTACTGATGATGAGCAAAAAGTTGGGATATTTACAAATGGTTCTTATGATAAATTATATTTTAAGAGCAATTGGAACAAAACAAACACTTCTTTTGCTTCAATGGTAATACAAATAAGCGGAGTGCCTCATTCGGTAGTAGATTTTACAGAAGACCGCATAGGCACTCAGTTTGGCTATAAGATAGGACCTTCTTTAGGAGGTTCGATATCTACTGACTTAGGTCCAACGTTTTTTGGTACTTTTGCTTCAGGAAATGTAAATTTAACTTAAATTACGTTTAAATGTTTTTCTGTTAAAATAACAAACTGGTAGCCGTGTTTTTCTCCATACTCTGTCGCAGCCTTCCATTTAGCTTGATTTTTTACATATTCAGCTTGTTGTCTCATTAAACTTTTTGTTTTTCTGTTTTTTTGATTTGGAGGAAGCGTCTGAGAATGGGGTTTGACTTCAACAATAAATTTTTTAACTTGTCCGTTTTTATCCCTCATGATAATATTAAAATCCGTAAAATATCTGCTAACTCGTCCAGTTAAAGGATTTTGATATGGGACTACTATTGTTTCTGACCCCCACGATAGGATATTTGGGTTGTGGTCAAACAATAACATGCACTTGCATTCCCAACCAGAACGATATGTTATAGGAAACGTGCCTTTATATTTTTCAGGGTGTTTAGGAGTAAATATTCCTTGCTTAAAACTGGAATTTCTTTTCACTCAGCAATTATTGTTTGGAATACTTTAAAAAATTCTAATCCTTCTTCATAAGGCTCATTTAATTTAGGAGCGTGAGAAAAACTGTCTTGTATTCTTTGAGTAGCATCTTGACCAGCCATTTCAACGTCTTCTGAAGTTAAGTTGAGTTTTTTTGATTGACAAAATTGAGAGAACTCTTGTGACTGAGGATCCTCAAATTTGACAGGCTGTCCGTGCAAATCCCCATTATCCTTTGCTAACGTATATAAATAATCTGCTTCTTCAGCAGTTTTTCCTAATTTGTAATACAACATTAAATCAATGCTATCTTTTTTGGACAAGTGGTGATACGTTGCAATAGCTACATTTTTAGAAGGAAATCTTAAATTTTTAAATTCTAAATTTGAACTTACAGAAGAATCTAATGACTCTTCTACATTGGCGTGAAGAGCTGCCATATAATCTTTAACCGGACCTTTAGTGCATCCAACTTTTTTGTTTGTTTTCTTTTTATAGACGCATTTATTTTTAGAATAGTATGGCATATTTTTATTTATTTATTTGTTTACCAATCAGAACACGCTGCAGCTTGAGGACTGCCAGCTTTTGCTGAAGAACATTTGTGACGAGCTCTAAACGCTTTTTTGCGTGTAGTGTTTCCTGATTTACCTGTTACCCTAACGCCTTTTTGTCCCCAATGGATTCTTTTATATGAGCCATCCGATTGTCTAGCGCATTTTGTCCACTTTTTTCCTTTGCGGTCAGACGAGGTTTTTTTAGTAGGGCCTGTGCATTTGGATGAAGCTTCAAACAACACTTCTTCTACTAACAATTTGAAATCCATAATGCTATTTATTGTTATCCAATAAAAAATGTCGGAGGAGCATTGTCTTGGTAGCTGTTCATTAATTCTTGTTCAAGAACTTCCTTTTCTTTGATGCCTTCAGCTAACAGAGTTTGACTATTTACTTGACCTCCGCCAAATAAATTAGTTCCGGAGAATTTTTCTCGAACCCGAGCAATGGAAATTTTAGTTAAAGCAAGGGCGTATTTTTGAACCCATCTTTCGCTAATTAAATCTTTAATTGGTCGCTCAATATAACAACCTAAAATTCCCAAGTAGGTATGATTTTCTTGAGGTTCAGGTATAATTCTGAGGACTTGTGTTCTTGGGTCAAACCTAAACTGAGGCTGCATAGCTAGAACTTTATTTCTCGTGTCAATAAATCCTTTTAATACTTCCCATGTAACTAAATCAAAACCAAAATTTCCAACCATATAAGAAGAATAAATTTGTTGAGCCATTGCTTGCTCCATCGTAAATAACGTATTGATACCTGTGTCTTCTCCCTTTGAAAATTCAAAGCAATCAGTTACGCGTCTCCAACTTGCCAAGTCATAATCAAACCCAGTAGAAAGAGTAGGTGTTCTGCTACTTCTCATTTCTGAAGTTTTGTTGATTAGGTCATCAACTTTAATACCCACCCCTTTGACATAAAGCTTAGAATCAAATACTAAGTATTCTTCTGTATAACCAGCCCATTTAGTGAAATATTCAATAGAGTCTGTAATGTTGTCGTAAACTTGTTCGTCCGAAATTTCTAAATTAATTAAAGGAGCTCCGAGTTGTCTTTGCAAACGATTGGACAGCTCTTCATATGTAGTTACAGAAGGATTGTATGTAGTTCCTCCTCTATTATATCCAGGAGGCAACACAGAGGCTGATGTTGGGAATGGAGTCGGAAGAGGAGGTTGAGTAGGAGAGGCAGTAGGTGTCGGAACAGGAGTTGAAGATTTTGTGGGAGTGGGAGTTGGTACTGGAGCAGATGTTGATGTTGGATTAGGAGTCGAAGATTGCGTTGGTGTTGGAGTAGATGTTGGAGTTGGTGTTGGTGTTGAAGATTCTGTTGGTGTTGGAGTTGGTGTTGGAATTTCCGTCTCTGTTGGAGTTGGTGTTGGTGTTGAAGATTCTGTTGGCGTTGGAGTTGGTGTTGAAGATTCTGTTGGCGTTGGAGTTGGTGTGGAAGATTCTGTTGGTGTTGGCGTTGGGGTCTCTGTTTCAGTAGGAGTCGGAGTAGGAGGAACTGATCCTGCCACAACATATACAGAGATTTCAGGAACAGTAGGAACTGAGGGAGTCCAGGTAGTTACTTCCCATGGATAAGAAACGTCATTGGTGGAAGACCAATACAAAACGTCACTTCCTCCCACAACGTTGTACATTCCCCAAAAAGTTCCGTTCCAATAAATTCGTTCATCTCCATATGAATAAGCTGGAACTCCGTTGAGCAAACCGATATAATCGAGAACGCGTCCCCCCAACCAATTGGTATAAATTTGAGTAGTATCAACGGGATTGGGAGTAGCTGGCATAATACTATTTATTATTTTGTATTATTAAACGACTCCAGAAGGAGCAGTTGGAGCAGTCGGAGTAGCTCCAGCAGAAGGAGCTTCTGGGGTTGCTTCAGCTCCTCCTGCAGCTTCTTCTCCTGTTGGAGGAGGCATTTCGGACCCACCTCCTGCTCCAAACTCTGGTATAGCAGAACTTCCTCCGCCTCCCCCTCCTCCAGCTACAACTCCTCCAGCCTCAGCTTCTCCTCCAGCTGCTGGTTGTTGTAATGCTAGTTGTTCTCTGAAGTTTGGACCCATTTCAGTAATTTTAGCAATTTCCCAAGTCATAGCAGCGTCTTTTCTCAACCACTCTCTGTTTTCCAACATCTCATTTGCTGACATATTTAGATAATATTTCTGAGCAAAAGATTTAGAAATAGCTTCTGATTGAGTAGCTGTATTATAATTTTCAAACTTCATCTGCAGCAATTGCTGATTACGCATCGCCATGAACGAAGTTGGTTCGTTAAACTTTATCTTTAAATGCTGTTCTCTGAGTTTGTAGTCTTTCCAAAGTCCTTTTAACTTTAAATGAGTAATAAATGTTTCTTTTATTCCAATTGCAAATCTTGCTTGCAATCTCATAATAAACCGTGCAAAGCGTAATTCGTCTCTTGTAATTTCTGCTCCGTCTTTAAACGGATCTCCAGCAGTTAAAAATCTCGAAATAGGAACTTTAAGACTTTTGTAAAGTTTTGTTAAAAAATAATCTAAGTCTTTAATTTCTCCTAAATTACCTCCGGACGGCAATGTACTAACGTCTGTTCCTTTTCCTTGAGCATCAACAGGAAACCAATAAGCATCCAACATTGATTGAGGATCATATACGTTAGCAGTTCTTCCTTCAGCACTGTTAAATGTCTTTTTAGACCAGTACTTCATCATTAATCCTTTAATATATGATTCAGCTTTTGGCGGAGGCATGTTTCCGGTATAGACTTTAAATACAAGTCTTTCTGGAGCTCTAACTAAACGGTAAATGACAACAGAGTCCTCAATTAAGCTTAATTGTCTGTAAGCTCTTTTTGCGTTTTCCACAAAAGGCAATTTAAATGTTTTAAATTCATTCCATAATCCAGAATGAACATAAGAAACTTGAGCCTTTTGCAAAAACATTAATTGTTGTTGGTCTTCTGTGTTGAGGGAAGTTGTTGGACCAACAATAGGCTTTTGTAAAAGATACCCTTTTAACAATTCATTTTGCACATTGTGAAAAACAGGATTAATCAATTCAGACGGAATCGACATTAACCCGATAACTCCGAGTTCTTCTTTACCTTGTTTTATCAAATTTTCAAAAAACAACTCTCCATCAACGAGCAATTGACGGAACTTTTCCCAACCAGTATTTTCCAAATCAAATATTGTAACAAACTTTTTAAATTCTTTCTGCAATTCGTCTTGTATGGTTTTGCTATAACTTTCGTTACCTATTTCAAACTTAAGAATTTCTCCATTCTCGTCTGAAACAATACACTCATCACAAATTTCATCTAAACAATCAGCCAACTCAGCATAAGCTGCCATTCTTCTATAATCCGTTAGTCTTCTTGGCTTGTCTTTATCTATATTAGCATATACGAATGCTTGGTAATCTTTGTTGATTAAAAAAGATCCCGGAGATCCAACATTATAATTGTCTCTGCCTTCAGGCTGTGATAAGAAGACCGATTGGTCTTGTAGCATCTCATCCCGCATAGAAGTTTGATGTTTAAAATCATCAAACTTTGGATTGTTTTTGACCATTGCATCAATAATTTGATAGGCATAAGGCAATCGAGAAACGAATGCTCCTAGTAAGGATGTTTGAGGATAAGGTTGAGGTTTTACTGAACCAGTCGAACTTCCTGGAACTCCTCCGTTATTCGTATATGGTCTATAAATCATTTTAATTAATTATTTGAGCAACAGATCTTGAACAACTTTATTTAATACATTAAGGTATTAAAATGTTCAAAAAAACAAGAACTAACCTTAAACCCATCCCAAGAGGGTTTTATGCTTTCAATGTTGAAAGAGCTGGAGACTTTTTAATTTTTATAGAAATGGTTTCAGATAGTTATAAGTTTTTGTATGTACCTGGAGCAGAACCTTTTTATCTTTCTATTAAAGATTTTACAGAATCGATTCAAAAAGGAATTTTGACATTTGTAGAACAATTACCAGAAGATGTATATAAAGAAAGTATTTCGTTGTCATGTCCAACCAGCTAACGCATAATAAAGGAGATGAAACACACTAAAAACAACAAGCCACAAATTACAATCGATGGAATGGATCTTTATGAGCTTTGTCGCTGGGCAGCTCTAAAAGATGCTGTAGACATTGTTGGAGACAAATGCGACGAAAAGAAACTAGATTTTAATACATTCGATCTAAAGCCCTTGGATCTCCTTAAATATGTTGACACGGCAACTGACGCTTTGTATTATAAAGTACTACAACATGAAGAAGTTTGAACTATTAATATTGGGAATATCGATTGGAATTACTGGTGCAATTTCAACGCTATTCGGATTTGCAGGAAGCTCTTTATTTGGTTCGTTTTGGTCTTGGTTTTGGATTTCAGCTCTTGTACAAGTCGTTTTATTTGTTGGAGTCAATTCCTTTCTCATTCAAAAGGAAAGAACTACATCTGAAAACTTGGCTGTCAGAGCATTAGAGCAATTTTCCAAATTTACAATAAAAATTTATTGTTCTTATTGCCAGCAACCAAATATAACTCCTATTCAGCTCAACCAAAAAAATACATTTAAGTGCGAGTCATGCAATCAAGTTAACAGTATTGCTATGCAGTTTACAGCAACTCCTTTAACTACTCCAGTAACATCAATTGAAACCAACATCGAATCAGTTGAGATTAAATCAAGCGCAGCTCAAATGATTTAATAAATACAATTATGAATTCGTTTAAAGATGCCAACGTTTTTAATGTTGTCAATCCATCAGCTTTAGAACCAAAGTCAAAAAAACCAATGCCTTTTCCTCTCGAAAATTTTGACTCCGACATTGCTGACGTGTATTCTAAAATGGATTCAATTTTTAAAAAACTTAAAGCTGCTGAGGAAAATCCTATCAATCATAGTCCAGCAAAGAGAAGTAGATTATCTTCTTTGCGATACAAAACTACAACTTGTTTGAATCTCATTAAAGATATTTCCAGACAATGTTCAGAATTGTGGTTTTAAGCATTGACTTTTTTATTTTTTGGCTATAACTTATATACGTGAATCAACCAGTTTTTTATCACGTACGGCCCGAACAAGTAGGAAACGAAGATGTTGGGGATTTTCTCCGCAATGCAATTACCAAACAATTTGAAGGTAAGGAATATTATGTTACCAAAGAGTTAATTGAAGAAAAAGTAACTCCTTATTCCAAAACGCCAAGAAAATTAAGAGGGTTTCTTGTTAATGAAAACAACTCAATTGGTCATGCAATTTACTTTGACGTAACGGACGTTCAAGGAGCCACAAGTTGGTTGGGTCGCTAAATTTAAACAACAACATTATGTCAAACATTTTTATTCAAATTGCTTCATATAGAGATCCTCAGCTCGTACCAACCTTGAAGGATTGTATTTCAAACGCCAAGCATCCGGAAAATTTAGTTTTCTGCATAGCATGGCAACATGGTCCAGAAGAAACTCTTTCTCAAGAAACACTAGATAGTTTTGGACCAGGTCCTAAATTTAAAATCTTAGATATTCCATATCAAGAGAGCAAAGGAGCTTGTTGGGCCCGTAACAAGATTCAACAAGAATACGACAACGAAACATATACTCTACAATTAGACAGCCATCACAGATTTATAAAAAATTGGGACGAAGAGCTGATTAATATGTTAGAAGGCCTTAGATCAAAAGGACATAAAAAACCTCTGTTGACAAGTTACATTCCTAGCTTTAATCCAGAGAAAGATCCAGAAGAACGAGTGCAAATTCCTTGGAGGATGAACTTTGATAGGTTCATTCCTGAAGGAGCCATATTCTTTTTGCCTGCTGGTTATCCTGATCACCAAAAACCAGACGAACCAGCTCCAGCTCGCTTTTATTCAGCTCACTTCTGTTTTACTGATGGAGCTTTTGCAACAGAAGTTCAACATGATCCTAACTATTATTTTCACGGAGAAGAAATTTCAATTGCTGTGAGAGCGTTTACACATGGTTATGATTTGTTTCATCCACATAAAGTAGTCGTGTGGCATGAGTACACACGAAAAGGTAGAACCAAACAATGGGACGACGACAAAGAATGGTGGGTCAAAAACAAAGATTGTCACGAACGCAATCGCAAGCTATTTGGAATGGATGGTTTAGTGAATGATATTGACTTTGGCAAGTATGGTTTTGGAAGTGTTCGTACTTTACTAGATTACGAAAAGTATGCTGGCGTCTCTTTTAAGAAACGAGCAATTCAAAAGTATACTTTGGAACACAATCCTCCTCCAAACCCTCAGTTTAACACAGAAGAAGAATTTGAGAAATCGTTCTTACAAATTTTTAAGCACTGCATTGATTTGCCCAAAGCAGATGTGCCTGAAACGGATTATGATTTTTGGGTAGTGGCTTTCCATGATAGTTTTGATAAAACGATATACAGACAGGATGCAGCAGAGGAAGAGATTAAACAAATTCAAAACACCACTGATTCTTTTTACAAAATTTGGAGAGAGTTCCAAACAGAAACCCATCCAACGTATTGGGTAGTGTGGCCCCACTCAAAATCCAAGGGATGGTGTGAACGCATCCGTCAAGAACTATCTAAATAACAAAATGTATTTGGAAGAAATAAAAAATAAATAAATAAATCAGCAATTATGAATAAAGCATTGGTCGGAGTGTCTAATAATATAACTAGTAACTTTGACAAAATTAAAGTATGGGCTAAAAGTTTCATGGCTTGCTCAGAGGGAACGGTGTATCTTGTGTGTGCTAATGCAACCAAAGAAGAATTGGGAATGGTTGCTCAGCTTGGAGTCAAAGCAATTCCAGTAGAAGAAAGTAACACGTGGTGTATGTTTCACAGAAGACTTAAACACGTGTTAGATGTGCTAAAAACATTGCAGGAAAAACAAGTTATAATTACGGACGTGTTTGATGTTATTTTTCAGAGCGATCCTTTTTCTAAATTGGATTTTAACAATTGGGACGTGTTTATAGGTCAGGAAGGCGTTCTCGTATACGAATCGGGTTGGAATACAGGAAACATAGAAAAGCTTTTTCCTGAGCATCTCAGTATATGCAGACCTATACCGGTCGTCTGTTCAGGAGTCATTGCAGGAAAACCAAAAGCTTTAATCCCCTTGTATAGCGAGATGTTTGAAATGTGTGAAAACAGTCCAGATACAGACAATATTAAGGATCAAGCAGCTTTACACGTTTTAGTAGCCTTGAATAAAATCCCAAACCTCAAACAATTAAACTTAAATGATGGTTGGGCAGCTCATTGTGCTGTAGCTGGACCGACTCAATTTTTTGAGTCTTGGGGTTTTAAAGACAGACTACTTGAACGAAAATATTGCTTGCCAACTTTGGAAAATGGAGTTATTGTTGGTAACGGTTCTCCGTTTGATATAGTTCATCAATTTAATCGTATACCTGAATGGAACAATATTTTAACTTCTAAATATGAATAATACAGCAGTTGTTTTTTGCACATATCCTCGTTCAATTGGAGGAGGATTTTATGATAATTTTTTAAAGTACAAAAACGAACAATTTAAAAATTTTTTTGTATTATTTGATGATCAAGGCAAGGAAATAAACAATCCAAACCCATACAAAGACGTTCCTGTTTATGCTTACAATCTTAAAGATTTTGACAAGCACAATTTTAACAGACCGATAGACCCAAAGCATCGTTGGGGTAATCACCAAAATCCAAATTATTTTTATGCTCATTTTAGAATGCTGCTTTTTTATAAAAAATATAATCAGTTTGATTATTATTGGTTCTTTGATGATGATGTTTATTTTGACGCAAATTTAAATCCATTTTTAACAGAATATGAACCCCACAAAGAAGACTTTTTAGCAATTCAGCTTTTCAAAAAGAAGGATTATGAAGAGTTTCCTTTTGTGAGCAAGGCAAATGATAGGATGGGGTCTCACGGCAATTGGTTACATTTCGCTCCTGGTCATGGAGACAATTACAAGTCTACTGAACGGCACATGGGTTGCTTTTTTCCGATTGTGAGATATTCAAACAGAGCAATGAAACATTTAATAGAATTAAACGAACAAAACTATTATGGCTATTCAGAGGGGTTTGTTCCTACTTCCCTAGCCAGCGATGGGTTTGCGGTTGCCAGCATGTTGAGCGAAGAAGATGAGTATTTTATAAATCCCAAAACTAAATGTGCTCTTACTCACAAAAACGATAATTTTACTTGGACATGGATATAACATTTTGCACTTTCTTTTTTGATATTGGTAGGACTAATTGGGACAACTTTGGCATACACAGCAATACATACATGTATTGGTTTAAAAATGTGTTGTCTCTGAATATAAAGCTTTACATCCAAACAGAAGAAAAGTTTTACGACTGTATTGTAGAGGAACGAAAGAAGGTAGATCCAGAATTAAAAAATACGATTATTAATATCTGTAATATTGAAACTCTAGAGGCTTGGAAGAGATACAATTCGTTGTTAGAAAAATTGATGAGTTCCGAAGAATTTGTTAAAAAAACTCATCACAATGTTCCTGAAATGACAAAGCCGTTATACAACGTGTTGATGTTTAATAAAGTTTTTTTCCTGAAGCATGTAATTCAACAAAACCCATTTAACACTAAGTTTTTTAGTTGGGTTGATACTGGATTTATTAGAGATGAAAAATGGATAGTAAACAATACAGAATGGCCAGATCCAACGAAGCTCACTCTCAAAGAAAACAAAGTAAGATTCTTTTGTATTAATGATTATGTAGAACAAGGTCTTTCTAATACAACCAAGGAAGAGCACTGCATGTCTCAAATGCGATTTTTAAAAGGAACTATTTTCTTTTTGGATGGTTCTTGTATTAATAGGCTATGTGAGTTGTTTGATAAAAATGTTGTAAAATGCATTGAAGATAAGTTTATTGGATCAGATGAGAAAATATTTGATCTATGCTATTGCGATCAACCAAATTTATTTGAATTAGTGAAGTGTGACTGGAGAGAAGAGTTCCACTTATATGCAAAACATAATAAGAAAGATTACACTATAGAATTTTCGTGGGATATTGACAAAATCACAAAAGCTTCAGACTACAGTTTTTGGTACGTAGGTATCGAGGATTGCACAACATCAGTTATACATCGCTGTGACTTCAATCCACAAGAACAACCCGACATATGCACTTTTAAGCAAAATAAACACACTGTTACGTTTAGCTCAACAACTAAGCCTCATAGAGTTGTGGTGTGGCCAGTAGACAATAACGGCAAGTGGCTTGACAGATTAGAATATCCTATTCATATATAACAGAATTAAACGATAAGTAGTTGTAATATGTTTTTTATACTATTGCTTGGGTTAAGTGCTTTAGCGGTTGCAGGTGCAGCTGGGTATTTCTCTGTATTAGGCATTGCAACTTTGTTTTCGGGTAGTTACTATCAAGTACTCATAATGGCTGGTACGTTGGAGTTTGGTAAGCTAGTGGCTACTTCTTATTTGTATCGTTACTGGACAAAAACAGTATGGTGGCTCAAAATATATCTCATTACAGCAGTTTTAATATTAATGGGCATTACTTCTTTGGGTATTTTTGGGTATCTTTCTGCTGCATATCAAGTCAATTCTTCCAAATTTTCTCAAATAGATCAGCAAATTGAGATGGTTAATTCTCAAAAAGAATTACTCACGAACGAAGTTGAGCAAAACACAAAAAGAATCGAAATGCTTAATGAAGTTCGAAAAGCTCAAGAAGAACGCGTTCAACAGGCCGGAAACTACAAACTTCCAAGAGAGCAAGCATATGCTGCTATTGATAAAGCTAATCAGGAGATTCAAAAGTTAACCGAACGAAATCAATCGTTACAGATAGACAAATTTAATAAAGATGCGGAGCTTATAAAATTTAATCAAGAAATAGCTCAAGCAAAAGACATAGGAACCTTTAAGTTTGTTGCTCAAACAATCAATAAACCTTTGGATACAGTGGTTATAATATTTATTTGTGTTTTAATTTGCGTGTTTGATCCCCTTGCTGTATCATTGGTGTTGGCATATAATGTCGCTACTAGAGGAAACACGTTAAAGGAACCTGCCGGCGTTCTTCCTGAGCCAACTCCTGCTCCTACGGATTGTCCTCTCCCGACGATGCAACCAACATTAACCCCATCCCCGTCTCTTACTCCAGCGTTGACACCAATTCCTACATCAACTGAGATTCCTTTTCTGACTTCAACACTTACCTTGACTCCGCTTCCAACATTAACACCTACTCCTACTCCTACTCCGACACCAAATCCCACATCAACCGAGATTCCTCTTCCGACTTCAACACCAAATCCCACATCAACCGAGATTCCTCTTCCGACTTCAACACCTACTTCAACTCCAGAACCAATGGTAGAGTTATCAACAGAAGGAATTGAGTATATTGATGAGAATAATCCTTATTCCTTGGAATTAGCAGACAAATCTAAAACTACAATTGTTTCAGGAAAAATAAAAGCAACTGGGCGCCTCAAGCCAAAGATTTAAATTCCTCTTGATGCAATGACTGCTCCATAGGCCAATCTTAATGATGTAATTGGAGCAGAAAAGCTAAAATAATAAGGCAGCTCAAAGGATGTTATATTTGAAGTATTGGAATTTTGAGCTTCAAACGTTTGAAACTTAGCAGCAGAAATTACAGTAATTTTTGTCCACTTGCCAGTATGAGTTGTTCCTGGCACTAATACGTCCACTCCAATTTGGCCGTTTTGGATTTCCATTTGAGCCGTGAGACGCTGCATTAACGTTTCAACTTGATCGACGTTTAAGTTTAAATCATTCGTATTTAAATCAACTTGTATTGCCATGCCAGTTACGCTATTCAACAAAGTAATAATTTCATTTTGTTTGCTAGTCTGAATAGCAGTTAAAGAATCTAACTTTGTGTTGACAGTATTAAGTTTAGTGTTTGTAGTGTCAATTTTATTATTTGTCGGAGTCATGTCCAACGAGAGAGCTCCTGTAGTAATGCTTATGTCTGAAGCATTCGTGAGATATGTTGCTTTGGCATACAATGGACGCCCCGCTCCTTCTACCGGAACCCAAGAAAACGTTTCAGCCATTCCTGTATTATATGTAGGAGAAGTTCCCGGAGTAGCAGTTAAAAGCGGTGTCATAAAAGTTATTTATTGTTTTACTGTTGAAGAACCTTAATTCCCAGGTACGCTCTATTTATGGTAATCGAAAAAAATAAACTAACTGAACTCCTCCAGAAAAAATACGTTAGAGTCACATTTACTAAAACAAACGGAGCTCAGCGAAAAATGACGTGCACATTGCATGAAGATGTCGTAGTGCCTTACGAACCTAAAACTGAACGTAAAAGGGACAAAAAAGAAAACGATAATCTCGTAGTGGTGTGGGACGTTGAAAAGAGTGCCTTCCGTTCATTTAAATTAGATTCTGTAATCAACTACGAAGTATTAGAAGAAGGATACGAACTTTAAATATTAGTTGTATGTGGAACCAATATACTCGACTTCTGTACACCAGTATTAACGATTCTTAAATTATTGTTAAGAGTTTGCAAGTTACCAGTGACACCAAAATCAATTGTATTAGTACCGAGAGCAATTGGAGTAGCAACTAATAATGTAGCTCCTCCTACCGTAACTCTTGCATATGCATAATTTGTAAATGTTATACCACTTACCGTAGATCCATATTTAAATCTATAGATTGTAGCACTCGTTAGTGTAATGTTGCCGTTAACGTTATTATCTCTGTCTGTTGCATTTGGATAAAATGTAATTGAATCAACGGTATTAAAATAAATTTCACTATCAAGATTATTTGCTCTCAATTTAATACCATCAGAAATTGTATTTCCATTGTGTTGTGTGATATTTCCGTTTGTTGAAACTAATGTGATATCATCAGTCAAATAAGTTGAATTTAATATTACAGTACTTCCTGACAAGGATACCATAGAAGAAGCATTTGCACTCAATGCAAGACCATTAGTAAATGTGATAGTTCCAAATGTTTCAAATTCTAAATCACCAAAATCAATACCTGTTGATAAAGTTTGAAAATACATCAAATAATCATGTATTTGATTTGCATTATTTAAATCGGTATAATTTGCTACATTAGCTTCAAGTGCATCAATAAAGTTATCCGGAATATAATTTGGAACAATGTTAATTGTTGCACCAGTAGATGAATTTATAGTAAATGGTTGATTTATTAAATCAAAACCGTATTTTGCAACTTTATACGACCACGTACCTGTAGCATCAAAAGGAAGAACTACAGTTGAATTAGTTTTAATAAAATATTGTCTTACGCCTAAGTTATTATAAATTGCAACACTGCCTCCGTTTGGTGTTACATTTATAATTGTCGGTGCATAATCATCAATCTCTGGATCAGTTGCATTATTAATACTGGAATTAATTCTTTGAATTAAAACAGTTCCCGTTCCATTGTTAACTACAGTAGATACCGTTGTATTAGTATATGTAATAGATGCTGGAGAATCGGTATTATAAGCTAAAGTGCCATTGATATCAACATTAGTTAAATCTGCTGGAGTTTGATCTATTACATCTGTTGTTAATGTAATATCAGAAATTGAACTATTACCAGATAAACTTATCGTACCTGATGTTGTAATTGCTGCACCAGATAGATTCAATGTATTTAAAGTGAATGTAGAACCATCATAACTAAACACTGGCGAAGCAGAATCAAAAAGAATAATATTTTTAGAACCAATATCCAATGTAGAAATGTAAGAATTTAAATCTCCGTAATCTAAACCGGCACTTGTTGTTCTGTAGTATGAAAGATAATCATAAATTTGCTGAGTTTTATAAAATGTATTGTATGCTGACACATTTATTACAGTATCAGAAACATATACATCTGGTATAGATATTGGGGTTAATTCAATAACACCACCATTGACTGTAAATGATCCCTGTCCCAATTTATATCCATATTTTGCATATTTGTAAGTCCACAATCCAGTAGAACTTAATGGTAATGTTATATTTTGATCAGTAGAGGTATAGTATCTTAACGCCCCAACATCATCATATATTGCAATAGATGCACCATCTAAAGTTAAATCTATATATCGAGGGTCGGTATTAAATGCTCCATTTAAAAGGGTAAGCGTACCAGTTGTCTGTATTGTACCTACAAAATTGTCAGCTTTAATAGTAAGTGTTGTACCATCGAACGCAAAAGCACTAGCAGCAAGTGTGTCTATGACAACATTATAACTACCAACATTTATAACGTTACCATTTCTTGTAACTAATGTAGAAGTTTGTCCTGCAAAGTTATCATATAAATATGACTTTGCTCTATCATAAAATTTTTCTGGAGTATCGATTGTTGTATAAGCATCAACAATTGTTTTATTTGTTTCAGTAATAGTAGCATCATTAAATAAAACCCAATTTACTGATAATACACCAATTCCTTTTAATGCTTGTATAGAATTAGCTAAGGAGTGTCTATATGAACAAAATTTAAATGTAAAGTCATCAGCATCTGTGTTACTATTTGATCTACGATCTACTTTATAGAAACCACCAAACCTAGTTGTATCCCAATCTTGAAGTGTGGGATTTTGATTATCTGCTTCTTGCCAAAGACCACCAACAAATTTTGGAATATTATATGGACCACCGTTTGCACTTAATGCACTAGACTGATTCGAATCATATTCTAAAAATTGATAGGCTGTAGTTACACTAAATGTTCCAATATTGCCACTGGAATCAGTTGTTTTTTGATAAGTTATTGCACCAGTAAGATTGTACGTCATTGTACCATTGACTGCATCATATACTCCACCAGACTCGCTACCAGCCCCGTTGTAGTATTGAAAAGATAAATTGGTGGGTTTAGGGAACGTTACGTTCTTAGCATAAGCAGATGGGTTATCTATTAGATAAACTTTTGCTCCAGAAATTGCAGTATTGCTGGTATCTTTTATATTAAAAGATACTTGTTTTTTAACAACACAACCTCCTCTTTGAGATGTAGAAGCATTACGCCACATAGATTTTATATTAGATCCGTTTACTGAATTTATTATAACCCAATCTCTATGTGGATATGTGGACGACCAATCATGAGCTATGTCAACAGTTCTTGCGTTTTTTGATACATCTAAATTAAAAATTTTTAGTTCAAAATATGGATCTGCTGCGGTTTCAAAAAATGAACCTTGTTCCACTACAAACCCCGGATCAGTCAATGCTCTAAGATCTGATGTATCCACGCTTGATATAGTTGTATCTGCAATAATCCCATAACCAAACCCTCTATTTTCAACTTGTCTGGTTCCAATTAATTGTGTTCCAACTACATCAAGAGCACCTTGAAGATTAAAAGGACGGTTACTTACAATGCTTCCGCCTCTTGCCCAAAAAAATCCACCTGCCGTGGAGGTTGCAGTACAAGATATAGCGGATTCATTTGGATTCCAAATCGTGGTACTTGATCCAGTAAAAAACATACCAGTTCCTTTTGCATAACGAGTTCTTCCAGAAGTAGTGACTTCTTTTCCATAATTGTAACATGCACGTGGAAGGGTAGCCATTTGACCTACATTTATAGTTGGTGTAGGGTATGAGATAGAACTATCTAGAGTAATGGTATTTGTTGTAGCGGAACGAACCCTGTGTATTCTATTAACAGCACCTACATTAGTACTTCGTATATGTATAGCATCACCAGCCAAATACCCATGGGAAACTCTACCGACAACCAAATATCCCTCTGCATCTCTAGACCACGATGGAACTATCCAAGTATCTACGGCTTTATATATGTACAAACATGATACGTCGGAAGCTACACTAGTAGCGTTATGTTGGAAAATTAAAACTTCTCTTTCGGGGTCATGAAAAACAGTTCCTTGGACAGCTAACCTATTTAATCCAAAATCATAATATGTTATACCACTATTTACGGTTCTTGTAACCCCTGCGTTCCCCGCAAGACCTGAAAAATTTAAGTCTCTGCCTGTTTGTGTTATTACTCCTCCTGAAGGTGCTGAAAATGCCATAAATTATAAAATTATTTTTTTGGTTGTTATCAGATTACTTAGCGTCGGATTAGAGAAATTTCCATAGAAAGAATCTTCACTTCCATTGGTTGCTATGTATCTATAATACGTTTTATCGGTTCCCGTAGTTGCATATACATATGTATATACTTCTCCAGTTCCTATTGTTGCTAATAATGTTGGTGTTGTTTTATAACCTCTAACTAATGTCATCCAATCAATTAAAGTTCCTTGATAGTATTTTGCAGAAACGGTATTTGTTACTGTTAGATTATTATTTACAAAAATGTTAGTAGCTGTTAAATTTACAGAATTTGCACTAACATAAGCATATGCCGTTTGCCAATTAGCAGAAAGGCCTTTTAAATCGGTACCCTGGTAATTCCAGCTCCCACTATTAGATTGAACTGTTGTATATGTAGATTCCCAGTTACCTGTTAAAGCTCTAACTTGTAAATCTGCTCCAGCAGAACTGTATGCAGCATCCCAGTTTGCAGAATTTGTTCTTACAAGCGTACTAACTTCTATATCTCCGTTTTCAAATATAGAATAATCTGTTAAAGGAGATGCGGTTGTGTTAACTTTATAATACTCACTTGTTTCGTTTATATAAACAAGCATACCAATTTTTTGTCTATCTAGTGGTATACTAGATAGAGAAGACAAGTAGGTAAAAGTCATTAATCCGCCTTTACCGTATATGTCTTCGTGTGTGGCAAATGTTGCAGTAGTATCTCCAGGGGAGATCATTGCAGCTAAAATTGTACCAGGTATATTTGCCATATTATAAGACCTCCATTGTATATGTTCCTGTTAACTTATTATTTGTTCTATAAACATAATAACTCGCAGTTCCTCCAGAAGAATTTGTAAACGGGGTTATTGTATAAACAGATGCTATATCAGTAAAATTAAGACCATTTACTTTCAATTGAGAAGTAACTCCAAATGCAGCAGGATATGCCACATAAAAATATTCATTACTTAAAGTAATAGATTTCGAACCGAGAGTTGTTCTTGTTGATCCTAATGAACTATGTTGAGTATTTGTTAAAACATCAGATGATGATGGTGTTGTTGTATTAAAAGCTCCCATATAAACTTTATAATACCAATTTACAGTAGTTGATCTATTTGCTGTTGCTGATTTCCAATCTGAACCTTGTACAGACCATGTTTTTGATCCTGTTGATGAAGAAAACGTATATGAACTTGGATCGCCTGTTGATAAAAATGAACCATTTCCACTTGATGTAGTTCCGTTAGGGAATGTTAAGGTAAATGAATTAAATGTTTTGTTTGTTGTCCAAGAAATAGTTGGTGTGCTTATGGACTGTCCCACTTCTAATGTGTTTCCTCCATTTACAGTTAAACTATTAAAGGCTGGTAATGTGTAAAGTAATTCGTCTAATGCTTGTTTAACCCCTGTTAGGTCTGGTCTTTCAGTACTGTTGTAAGCAAATTCTTGGGAGTAAACTGTTGAAGCAGAACTTAGTGTTTGGGTTACATGTAAACTTCCACTTATCGTACCACCACTTAAAGGTAAATAGTCTGTAATTGTACCTACAGCGAAATCAGCACTTGTGGTTTTAAATGTTGTATATACAGATTCCCAATTTGCTGAATTTGTTTGTACTGTAGTGAATACCAAATTAGCTTTATCAGCTACATCAGTTAATCCATTAATCTTAGATTGATCAATAGCGGCATTAGCTGCTACGTCTGTGTTAACTAATAAAGAAGCTGGAGACTGATAAACACCATTAATAACTTTTACTAACCCAGAACCACGCACACTCGGAAAGGTAGTATGAACATGAGTCGGTGTTGTTCCTCCAAAATAAATTGTAATGTTTTTATTATGTTGGGTTGCTTTAGCTGTTAATTCAATGTATATTCTATCTGTTTCTAAAAGTGTTGTTGGAGGAAATACTACAGAACCAATATATTGAGCAGTCGTAATCGGATCATACACAAAGATATCTCCAGAAGATGCAATTAATGTAGGAGTGTTCGAGCCATCATACTTGTATACATTTAGCAATAAACTCGTTTGGTTCGTTGTAGTCGAAGTAGCACTTGCCCATATATTAAAATCCCACAGACCTGCTGGTATTGTTACTGAACCAGGCGAACCAGTTAAAGAAACAAATCCACAAATTAAGTCATAGCCTGTTGTTGAAACGTTATTTTTTGTAACAGAAGAAGATGCTATAGTTCCTTCTGCTCCAAGCTCTCTTGGTGTATGAGGAGTAGATGGGAGATTTGTTGTTGGGGCTTGTGCTTGATTTTCAAAATTTAAATAATAAACTAACCCCCCACCACCAGAACCACCTGTTGTAATTGCCCCTGGAGTCCAAGCAGTTCCGGTCCATTGCAATACCTGGCCAATGTTTGGAGTTTGAGTAGATATTGGTTCCCCTTGAATAGCTACTACCGTAGCACTTACAGATCCAGCTGAAGTGTCTGCTGTTATATCACCATTAAATATTGGAAGTCTAGCAGCGTCTATTGTACCACTTTTAAGATTTGTTGCATTAAGATTAGTTATACCCTCTCCGTCTCCATATATGGCGTTCTCAGCACTTAGGTTGTTTACATAAACAAAATTGGCTGAATGCGAGCTTAAATTAGACCCTATAGCAAAGCTGTTTTCGTGAGAAATTAAATTATTGCTGCCGGCCAATATTGCTGAGTAATCTCCAGCTGATGTAATTTTGTTTTTATACCCTCCTCCTATAAGAGCAAAGTCTCCGGCAATGTCATTATCTTCTCCATTGATTACAGTTGAACCAGCTCCAGAAATATCGTTATTGTATCCTCCCAACACCGCTCCAAACGATTGAGTTATTGAATTGTTTCCATACTGAAATTCAACAGAACTGAGTGTTTTGTCTAAAGTGTAAGGAACTTGGCTATCATTAGAAAACGAACGAATATCGTCGTTAGTTGTTTTGATAAACAACTTTCCATCTGTAACGTTCATCGCTAGCTCTCCGGCGCTCAACGAATTAGTTGAAGGAGCATGTCCTGGCGTGTCGTTTCTCTTATGGAGAATCGTAGAAGGCATTGATCTTACTTAATGTTATTGATTTTTAAGTCTCTTAATAACAGAAGTAGATCCAGGCTTAATAGTTGGGGATTCTTTCTTCGTTGGAGTTGGATTTTTCTTTTCAGAAGTTTTTTTAGGAGCTTTTTTTGTGGTTTTTTCTGAAGAAAATACTTCTTGTGCAGGTTCCTCTGGTTGTTCTGTAAATGCTTTTTGAAAGAATGTTTTAATGTTGTTCCACATACGGTATATACTTATTGAATTTATTTTTAAAAGAAAACCTCAGGACTTGGGATCCTGAGGTTAGCTTTTTTTATTTATGAATTATGTTTATTAGAACGTTCCACCATCAATGATGAAGTCGTTTATGAAGTTTGCTCCGTTACCGTTAAGATCACCTGACTGTACTTCTAAATCTCCAGTAGTGATGTTTACATTACTAGCTTGTAAATCAATATCGTTACCTCCACCGTTTGCACTAATAAGGATCTCCTGGCTATTATCTGTTTGAATTGTATAAGTGGCGTTTGCGTTAGTAGTAGAGATGCCATTTAAACCGTAGTTTGCCTCAACAGACGTTGCACCATCTTGAACTACTTTAACTGTAGTTCCTTCGACTTCTACGTGATTACCAGCAACACCTGGGTTGAAGTCAGATGATTGAACTTGTAATTTATCAACGACTGTAACATCATTGTTAAATGTAGCTAAACCTTCAACTGTTAAAGTGCTGTTAGCAGAAACAGTATTAGCAAAAGTAGCAGCATTTGCTACATAAAGAGTATCTTGAAGAGTTGTAGCACTAGTGATGTCAAGCGTTCCTGTAGCAGAAACATCTCCAACAACAGTAAATGTTTTGTTTGGGTCGAATGTATTAACACCAACAAATCCTGAACCCTTGACGATTAATGATGTATTTGAACCATCTTTAAATTCAGCAACGTCATTTGAACCGTCGACTTGAGTAACAGTTAAAGCTGTAGTAGAACCGTAGTTAGTAATTTCAAACGCACTTGTGGTAGTTACGTTTGTGTCGATTTGGGTAAAATCACCAAGGACACTTAAATTACCGAAGACGGTTAAGTCTTGGCTCATTTCAACATTACTCTTAAAGTAAGTCTTATCAATGAACGTCTTTTCACCAGAAACGTCTTGAGATAAGGTACGACTAACAAATGCACCAGGACCAGCAATTGCAATTGCGGAAATTCCCGCAGTTTCCGTGCTTAAGCCGTAGTACAATGTTTGATCTATATCGTTGAATGCGAGTTCACCACCAGAAAGGCTAGCAGGAGCTCCCATTCCAAGAATACTCCACCAGGGTCTGCGTTTGATTAGAATTGAGTTAAACATATATGTATTTTTTTTTGTTAAAGGTTGTCTTTTCTGAGCAACAATATTACTTATTGTTTTTGCTGTCTTTTTTTAAAATGTACCCGCGTCAATTATAACAATTTTTCCGTCTGTATTAATAATCCCATTTCCAGCAACAGAACTTAAATAAACTTCTTTTTGATTCGACTTATAAATTAATACGTCTTCTGGTTTTCCAGAAGTCATAATCACAAACGTCTTTGTTTGTTCTTCCATTTTTTAAAAATATCCTCCATCAATATTAGGAATCGAGTCACTAATAATTCCGTTACCAGCCATGTCGTCCAAAATAACTTGATCTTTGTTTGAGGTGTATATGAGTTTATCTTGAGGATTTCCAGATGTAGAAATAACGAACGTGTCTACGTTTTCTGGAGTGTGTTCAGTATTCACTCGTAATAAAATGTTTGAAGCATTACCTTTAACAAACTGAGCAGCAGTCAATACTTGTATTAATCTTTGTCTGTCTTGTTCCGTGAATTGAGCATTAGCTTCTTGAGGGATCCAATTTTGTTCAGAAGAAGGAACATAATGCTTTTGAGCACTAACTCCTCCATAGTAGCCATAAGCCGCAGATCTATTTCTTCTTCTCATATATTATGCACTTAAGGTCCTCATTAAGATGTTGGAGGAATTGTCTTCAACAAATTCCATTGTTTTGGAAGCATCTAGGAAATCTTTCAAACTAACTTCTCCAAACAATGCAGTATCTTGATAAGGTCCAGGTACATCTGCTATGGAAGTCAAAGTAGTCGTAGAACAAGATGGTTTAGAGGGAGGTATAAAATGATCCGGTCCGTTATATAGTCCTGCTGGATCGTCGCTATAATAATCGTAGATGCACTTGGAAGAATTCTGTACAGAATCTGGATATGGCTGAAATAGATCTTCGGGATTTTCTCCGCCAGCAAGTCTGCCATAATCTCCTCCGTCACTAATTTGTTTGTTGTTTGCAGAGTTTGGAATAGTTGGTTCGTAAGAGAATTCAAAGCGTTTGCATTTGATATACCAAACATAATGACCAATTAAAGGATTAGTCATCGGAAGATATTCATCATCTCGTTCTGTTATCTCATAAATTGGAGCTGATCTTCCTCCAGGTCTATCTGCTCCGTATTCGGTTAGACGGATTAAATCCCCAGCTTTTGGTTCGAATCCACAACCTAGTTTTTCGTAAAAGGAAGAAATGTGAACTACAGCAGTCATGTCGCAATCTGCTTGAATTCCAAATTTAGAAAGCATCAAAGAGTCATTAGTGATATCAGTTAACATTATAACGTCCTGATGTTTTCTATAAGAAGCAGTTGGGTCTTCTCCGTATAAAAAGTTGTGAGAAGTTAATTCGTACCCGTGAGTATAGTAATCCGTTCTAGTCCCGTAGTGTTCTATTTGTTCTTTCCACCACCTAGAGTAGTTTTCTCGTTCGTTAGCATTATTATTCTTATTAAGATAACGAACCTTATCTGTTGTTACTTGAAGCATAGTTAACGAGCAACGCCATTTGGTAATTTAATCCATGTTTGTGTAGCAATGTCATAAAGTCCCTCATGTTGGGAAGGATCTGGTTCTCTTACCGTTAAAAGATAACGAATAGGGTGAACTGTACCAGAAGCCAACCGATTGCTTAGAGTATTAGCTAACTTCAACAAGTCTTCTCCGAGTAACCCATCAATGTCTAAATCCATTAAATCTTTGTTAAGAACAATTAATACTTTTAGTTCGGCCTTTCTGTTTTCATTGCCAGGAAGCACAGCCTCTCCCGTCAAATAGTATTTTTTAATTCTTTGAGGTTGATCTCCAGCAAAAGCTTCTAAATCGCTCATAATCTGAGCATGTATTATTGGTAAAAGTGTTGGTTCTTCTCCTGTCTCTGGAAAATAAAATAACAAAGGATCTAAGCTATTAGGAGCTATGGGTATTTTGTAAACAGTCAGGTAGTCTTTAAGCTTTTGGTTAAAGCGTTTTTCCATGTCTTTATTTAATAAAAAAAGGCTCCGTTTCCGGAGCCTTTTTACATTTGTTGTTCAGATGTTAACTATTATTTGAAAAATTCACCCTTAGAGATGTTTGACTTAACGGTGTGGCCTTTTTGGAGCGTTGTTTTCTTGTCTCCAAGAGCAGTTGGCTTTGGTTGAGTTTTAATAGATCCTCCATGAGCTTTGCCGCCTTTAGCAGAGAGCTTGCCAACTTTGTTTTTTTTGTTCATCAAAGTTTTGCCTTTAGCAGGAGCAAGAGCTTTTGGTTTGTCTAAAGATTCTTTAAATGGCTCTTCTTCCTCTTCTTCGCCTTCTTCATCAGAAAATTCATCATTAAATTCTTCTTCCGTATAAGAGTCTTCGGAACTTTCGAGCCCTTCCTCTTCTTCTTGGATGTCTTCTAACTTAGAAAGAATAGAGTCGAGTTTATCTTTTAAGTCGTGCAGGTCGGAAATAAGATCCCCTTCCTCTTCTTCTAGCTCTTCTTCTGATTCAGCTGATTCTTCTTCAGTATCAACGTTATTAATTGGTTCAGAAGTTTCTGAGGCTGGAGCTTCCATTGGAGAAGCTTCATCCATTTCTTCGTTTAGTGTTTTTTTAAATAGTGTTTCAAATGCGCTCATAGTAAAACTTTCTTCGTGTTTTTCTTTTTTCTTTTTATCTTTATCTTCGTCCTCATCAGATTTGTTAGAAGGATCAACGTCCGTGTTTTTCATTTCGGTTGGCTTTTCTCCTTTTGCATGTTTGGCTGGAGCGGCTCCTTTGAATGAAGTCCCATTAGAACCTTTTGCCAAATGATTTGCTGCTCCGGTTGTTTCTTTATAAGAAGGACCCTGAGCTAATGTAGCTTTATCAGGACCTTCAACCGCTTTTGGTTTTTCGCCAAATAAATCTTGTTTTGAATTTAAGTTTCCTACTTCGTCTTGAGAAGGATTTTGGAGCTGAAATTTTTCTGCTTCCTTGAGCAAGACTTGTTCGTATAAATCTGAAAGAGGATTCTTCATGTATGTTTACTTATCTTTATGGTTATTATTTTTCATTGCGTAATATAAAAGATTCAAATATTTTTTCTGAACACTAAACATATCACATTCTGTGCACGAATTAAACGATTGCTTCAACTCCGTAAAATAGTTTTGCTTTAATTCATTAAAGTCCTTATCACACGTTTTTTCTTCGCAAAAAAAATCTAAAATATTCATAATAGGTTGTGTTGTTTTAACAGCTTACGATACAATGTCGTTCTCATTGGACTTTCCCAATCTCTTTTAATTGAGCGGTCCCATTGTCCGGTCGTGATTGCTTCGTTGCACCAATGTAGGGCATATGTTGGTAGTTTAAATTTGTTGACATGATAGCCGATGTCTATGAATTGTTTTATATCCCGAATATCATCATCTCCAAAATATTCTTTTGGAACTACATATTGTTCTAAGTCGAACATTTTAAATGTGTCGCTGAGTATCTCCAAGGGACGTATCCATCTGCAATTATTTTCATCTACTTGAGACTCTGTATTGTCGATACATTTTTTTATAAATTCACACGCTTTAGGTGTTTTTATAATGTTCGCTACAATTGGTGTTGTTTTGTGTGGACGGAGGACGTATGGTGCACTTGAAATTTCTTCAAAGTTTTTCAAGCATACAACATCCATGTCGCAATACCAGCCTCCCACTTCATAAAGTAAATAATATCTAAATATATCCGAAAATCCTCCATAGCTGCCTTGTCTACAATCTCCGTTGTTTTTATAAGAAAAAATTTTAGAAGGAGGCAAGATTTGTCCAGCATCTTCTATTACGACTCCTTCTGGAATATTTTCGCATTGTTTGTTGTAAGCCCACAATACAGGAGTGTGCCCGTGATCAATAAACGACTTCAACGTTAGTTGTCCGTTTTTAGTTAAGCTGTCTCCTATCCATAAAAAGTTAATATTCATATGCAGAAACTAATCCGTTAAAACGAAGCTGGGAATTGGTTGTAACAACACGGGCCAAAACTTTATGATTTCTCTTATAGTGCTCAAGCGCTCAAGCTCTTTAAGCATGTTTTCGTTTAACTCTTGATCAAGATGTTGCGCTTCTTCCATATATTCTACTTTTTCCTCTTCCTCAAAGTCTGTTAGATCTACACTATTAATAGATTCCAGCAACTGTTTTTTTTCTTTCAAAATTAATCGCTTCCATTGATTTTTGAAAGCGGTTATTAAAAGCGGATCGCTTGTATCAATATATGTTTGTTTAAGATTAAACATTTTCAGTGCTTGATATTGAACGAGTTCTGGAGTGGTTTGCTTAGAGAAAGTAAAAAAGTCTTCAATAATCGTTTTCTTTAAATTTAGAAAGACGCTTTCGTTAATTTGAACTTGTTTTGGGTATAAAGACATAGTGCAGCGGTCTTGTAATTCTTCTTGATTATAAGTGTGATAGAATTCCATGCAGTTGTCTCTCAAGTGAGTTTGCAGTCTTAACTTGAGTTCTAATATAAAAAGTGCTGTTTTGTCTGCATATTCAGGATCAGTTGTTATAAAACTCTCTTCTGTGAGATTTGTTGGCTGTTCGAGAATTTGATCCCTATCAGCTTTTTCTGGCCACTGGATGTATGCAATTTGTTCAATTGTTTTTTCTGAGAATTGAAACGGAGTATCTGTCACTACGTCCCATATTAGCTCCTTGTTAACTGCTTTGTTGAGAACCGATAGTTTGTTGTACCACATTCCTTTCATCAAGAAGCAATACTTTTGTTCGTTTGTTTGCATGCAAGTGTAGTCTACTTGCAATAAAAACCCATGCTCCAGAAAAGCAATTATTTGTTCTTCTATGCTCATTTGTATGTTAAGATTTCTTTGATTAATTTGCTATCAATAATTTGATCAAGTAATTCCGCGTTGGGAATCACGCAATGTCCTCCGATTTTGTTGTCTTGAGGAGGATCAAGTACAGGTCTGTTAAATTTAGACAATCCAAGGGCTTCATACCCTTTATTATAAGAAGCGTTCCAGTCTTTAATAAAAGAGACATCTACTCCTAATGGTTCACACGTTTTTTTAATTTCATTGTGCCACGCAATGCATAATCCATAATAGGTAGTGCACAATAATTTTGCTACTTCTGTTTTTTCAAAAGAATTACAAGCATGCACTAGAATATCTAAATCTCTTAAATGTGTTGCAGCTAACTTAAGTGCTGCAGGATTATTAGAACCAATATACTTCACAAATGTTTGAATGCTTTTGGTTAAATTTGGATGGTTTCCTCGAATTGGGCTGTGAACAATATTGTATTCAGAATTCAAAGACAAATCCAATTTAGTCGTCGTTCCTACAGGAACGGTCGAATGAACTATAGTAAGCTCTGGCTTAGAGTGAACAATCTCTTGCTTAACTAATTCTACAAAATTTTCAGTATAAGGAATGCAAACATTCAACACGCTTACTTTTGGAAACGAAAACGTATCATGTTTGTCTTTTAAAATGGTTGCTAGGTTTTTTGTATCATAAACCCCTTTTATCGATATTCCAACTTCTCCTGGTCCTAAAATCCCATAAGGAGCAGCGAAAGCATTGACAGGTATTGGCATTTGAGTTAAGTTATTTAGATGTGTAGTTTCTTATTTTCAACCAAAAAGGACGTAGATGTTGAAAAACTTAATTATTATTTAAAGTTTAGAGGACCAGATTATACAAATGTTCAAACAATTAATCAACATTTATATGTTCATAACCTGTTATCTATTACAGGAGAATTGACTCATCAGCCGTTTCTTAAAGAAGATATCGTTGTGTTATTCAATGGAGAGATTTACAATTATAAAGAATTTGGAAACTACAAAACAGACGGAGAATGTATTATTGATTTATATAAAATCAATGGTCCGTCTTTTCCTTCCTTTTTAGATGGAGAGTTTGCTATATGTTTGATAGACTACAAGCAAAAAATAATCGTTTGTAGCTCTGACACATTTAAAACAAAACCGTTGTTTTTTGGAGTTTCTGAAAACAACTTTGCGTGCTCTACGTACAAGACTCCATTGGAACAGCTAAACTTTGACCAGGTCGTTTCTTGCAAACCAAACACAACTTATGTTTTTAATCTTAATACGTTTGAATTATTAAAAACCCAATCAGTAACCTATTTTGATTTAAATCAACACAAATCAACTTATGAAGATTGGGTCATATCTTTCAAATCAGCAGTTCAGAAACGAACGCAAACCAACAAAAATATTTTTATAGGTTTAAGCAGTGGTTATGATAGTGGGGCTATATACAACGAATTATTAGCAAATAAACGTTCATTTTTTTCTTATACTTTGACTGGCACTGAAAACGATGAAATTATTAATAAGAGACTGCAATTAGACACAGAGAGCATCTGTAAAAGTAAGCTAATTCCAAAAACGGATATGGATTTTAATTTATCTCATCTGTTTATAAAAAAGCGCACAGAACCATTTACGTATACAATAAAATCTGATATCGGAGATTATAACGAAGCCAACAAGCTTTTAATTCACGACGAGGGATCTAACAACCTTGCTACCATATGTAAATTAGCTAAACGAGACGGATGCAAAATATGTCTATCAGGATCCGGAGCAGATGAAATTATATCTGATTATGGATACAACGGAACTCGGTATTTTCCTCACAGCAATTTTGGAGGATTATTTCCTGATGATCTGGCACCTATTTTTCCTTGGGGAAGTTTTTTCAACTCCACTATGGAATCGTATTTAGCTAAAGAAGAATATGTCGGAGGCAGTTACGGAATTGAAATGAGATATCCTTTTTTAGACAAGCAACTAGTGCAAGAATTTTTGTGGCTTTCTGCTAATTTTAAAAACAACGCCTATAAAGCCCCTCTTGACTTTTATTTTAAGCAAACTGAATTTCCCTACGAACCAAATCAAAAAAGAGGATTTTAGTGGTTGGTTAGCAAATATATCTCAAACACATGAACGCTTCTGCATATTCACAACCACACTCTTGTCCTCTAATTGCTGCTCTTGTAATGATTCCCTTTTCAGATCTTGGATGAGGATATTGATTAGTTTCTCCGCCATAAGCATATAAAGATTTTACTTTTGTTGTTATTTGATCTTTTGTGAGAGGTACATAATAATTTGGAGTAAATGCTGTTCCTGTTATAGTAGGAAACTGATCAGTAGAACTAGGAATTTCTCCTACAAAAAATTGTTTGACTTTGAGGCCTCCCCACACTCGCACTGATCTCATAACGCTTTCGTATGTAAATTTATGATCTTGATGAATGTCTCCCCAGAATGTAGTGTAAACTACTTCTGGTTGTATTTCCAATAATTTAGCTTCAACCTTTCGGAATAAAGTTAAAGTCTCGTTTGATATTTCTTTTTCGGTTACATACAAGTAATACACATTATTATAACCCAACACTTCTTTGGCTTTTTCTATATCATTAAATTGTTGTTGAGTTCTAGCATCAATGGGAGCTCTGCAAAAAATTAAAGACACCTCATCATTGTCTTGAACATGCTTTTGGATTGCTCCAGCAAACCCCAATGATTCATCATCGCCGTGTGGAACTACGAATGCTACTTTTTTCATAAATTGGCTTAATTGTACATGGTATATTGTTAACGTCAATGTCTTTTTCTGACAGGGCTTTTACTTCCTCTTCATATGCCATTATTAGTCTACGGAGAATAATTCTTTGCATATACAGTAAATTATTATTTGTAATGTTTTGAATAGCAAATTCCGAAAACTGGGATTCAAAATCGTCTCCATACCAAGGTTTGTTGTGACCCGTAAATTGAAAGTTATTTTTTACATTGAGGTGTTTTGTTAAACACTCAGAAACCACGAGATTAAAATTTACCGGAAGCCATGTTATTTTATCTAAAAAATAAGTATTCAAAATAGGCTCGTTTCCAAACCAGTTGTTTGTTCTAAAGTTATTCTCTTCTGGTGGTTGAGAGTTGGCAATGTTAA